AAAAGCTGGTCAAATATGTGACTCTATATGACAAGCCAATTTCATTTGGAGACACAACTTACAAACCTCTTCCTGCAACAGAAATCATTGGTGCAAAACATGTGTTTCTCTACAATGTAGAAAAGAGAGAGCTTTGTTACTATACTGGTAGGTCTCTTACAGTTCGTCGTACAATGGTTGATGGGTTTGATGCAGAAAAATCTTGGGTTCGTACTTTGAGAAAACCCGAAGAATTTTTGACAGAGGTTATTTCATGTAGTAAGTTTAATGCTGAATCTATTGGCACTCATCTAACTACTAAACCAAAGGCTCCATCAGGAAGAATGACTTCCAAACATATTCTAATCAAAGTTATTGCATGAATGAAAAGTTACTAAATAAAAATGTAAGAGCAATGATAAGTGGGAGGAAAAAAGACTTGAAAAAGCCTGACTTCCACTTCGATAAAATAGTTTCTATTTTCAAAAGAAACTACAGAGTGGAAGTTAAAATCTTCGTAGAAGATCACCAAGACTAACACTCTAGAGGAAAAAGAACAATGGCGAATCTACTAATTTTACTTACTGTTTTTGCAGTGGGATTTGTATTGATAGGATTGAGTTTTTTAATCGGAATGGTTTTTGGATGGTTCGCAAATGAATATTTCAATCCAGTTTCAAACCATACTAATTCTGCTCACCCAGAAATGTATGATGAAAATGGAAACTATATTACCGAAGAATTAATTGCTGTGCGTTTTGAAGAAGACGACGAAGAAGAAGACGAAGAGGATTAATTTATGATACTGGTCGATATGAATCAGTGCATGATTAGTAATTTGATGATGCAAACTAGACTGAGTGACGGACTTGATGAAAATATGGTCCGTCACATGGTTTTAACCTCACTCAAATCATACAAGAAAAAATTTCATGCAGAGTATGGCAATTTAATTCTTTGTTACGATAGTAAGCACTATTGGAGAAAAGAGTTCTTTCCATACTACAAACAGAATAGGAAAAAGGATAGAGAGAAATCCTCATTTGATTGGAATCAAATTTTTGAGATTCTCAATAAAATCAGAGATGAAATTCGTTCTAACTTTCCATATATTGTTCTGGAAGTATATGGAGCAGAAGCAGACGATATTATTGCAACTCTATCCAAACATGTAACTACACAGAATATTAAAAAGCAGAAAGAAAATCTGCAGACCGAAAAGGTTTTAATTTTATCTGGTGACAAGGATTTTATTCAACTATCAAAATATCCTTGTGTCACTCAGTATAATCCAGTTCAGAAAAAATATGTAACTGATGGTATTGATCCAAAACTGTACATCAGAGAGCATGTAATTAAAGGTGATAGATCGGATGGAATTCCAAACTTTTTATCTGCATCCGATACTTTTGTTTCTGGCAAAAGGCAAAAACCTATCAGTAAAAAGAACATTGAGAAGTGGATTCATTGTGAACCAGAATCATATTGCAATGAAGAACAGCTTGTCAATTATCATAGAAACTTAAAACTAATTGATCTAACTTGTATACCAGAAACGATACAAGAAAAAATTGTATCAGAATATAACTTGTTAAATAGTAGTAAGCCAACTAAGGTTTCAATAAATTATTTTATTGAGCATAAGCTAGTATCACTATTAAATGAAATGGAGGATTTTTAAACAATGGCTGAATTACCAGTAGAAAGACTTCTGTTGTCAGAAGTTCTACAAAAAGTTTCAAATGCAAAAACAAAAAAAGAAAAGATTGAGCTGCTCAACAAGTATAAGACTCCAGCACTACAATCAATTCTAATTTGGAATTTTGATGAAAGTGTAGTATCACTTCTTCCAGATGGAGAAGTTCCATACACTCCCAATGAAGCTCCAGAAGATACCGAACACACAAGACTTCTTCATGAATATAGAATTCTGTATAACTTTGTGAAGGGTGGAAATGACGGTCTCGCAAATAACAAAAGAGAGACTATGTTCATTCAACTTATAGAAAGTCTTCATCAAGATGAAGCAAAAATCCTTTGTATGGTAAAGGACAAAACCCTAGGTAAAAAATACAAGATCACTAAAGCTTGTGTTGAAGAAGCCTATCCAGAAATTAAGTGGGGTAATAGATCTTGACATGTGTAAAATTGTACATCAAGACTGCGATAAAAGTTTAGCAAAAGATAAAACTTTACCACTCAATTCTTATATTGTCACTTATGAGGTTGACAACCAGAAAAAACATGATATAGTGGTATGTAACAAGCGGGCTCAGATCTTCGACATGTACTGGGACCAGTACCGAGAGGGTCTGAAAGACATCCGCTGGACTGATGGCAAAGTCAATCCTAAACTCTGGGGAAACCCACCAAAAGAAACCAAAAAGAAAAAGTAATTATGAGCAATGTTTATTTGATTTCACTTAGTCAAGGTGCAGGTAAACTAGAAGGTAAATCTGCCCAAGAAGTGATTACTTATACTGCTCGTGTAAGTAATCCAGCAAATCAAGAAAATTTTGATACTGCAGCTAAACTTCTTCGTTATTGTATTCGTCAGAATCACTGGTCAATCTTTGAACAAGCTGATATGACTCTAGAGATCAATACTACTAGAGGAATCGCAGCCCAAGTGCTTCGACATAGGAGCTTCACATTTCAAGAATTTTCACAGAGGTATGCTGACACCAAACTTCTTTCTGACCGTCCTGTGATGCCTGATCTTCGTAGACAGGATGACAAGAATCGTCAAAACTCTATTGATGATTTTGGTGATTATGTAAAGCTCAAGATGCAAGGAGAAATCCAAGAATACTTTGAGAAAGGTCAACAACTTTACGATAGTCTTCTCAGCCAAGGTGTTGCTAAGGAATGTGCAAGGTTTGTACTTCCACTATCAACTCCAACTAGAATCTATATGAAGGGCTCAGCCAGGTCATGGATTCATTATATTAATCTTCGCTCTGCCCACGGCACTCAGAAGGAGCACATGGACATTGCCAACGAATGTAAAGAAGTATTTAAGACTGCTTTCCCTGACCTTGCCGAGGCGTTAGACTGGTAATCTGATCCCTCTTATATTATGAACATCTTTTATTTGAACTATAATCCAGTTGTGTGTGCTCAAGAGCATTGTGATAAACATGTGGTAAAAATGATTGTTGAGTATGCACAACTTCTATCAACTGCTCATCGAGTTCTTGACGGCATTGGTTATGTTGAACTTTCTGAGAAGAATCGTAAAGTCAAAAGGTTCAAACTCGATGAGCCCAGGGAATCAAATCTCTATAAAGCTTGTCATATTAACCACCCTTCTGCTGTCTGGGCTAGGAGTTCTCGATCACATTACAAGTGGCTCTATGAACTCTTTGAGCAGTGCTGCATTGAATACACCAGGAGATATGGCAAGTTTCATGCTACTGAATCTCTAAAAGGATACCTTCAGAATATCCCCAACAATCTTCCAGAGCTTGGGTGGACAGAACCCCCTCCAGCAATGCCCGATAAATACAAGCAAGCTGATTCAATTCAGTCATATCGTAACTATTATATTGGAGAAAAAGTTTCCTTTGCAAAATGGAAATCTCCAGCTATTATCCCTGAATGGTTTAAAACACATGCCAACTTATAAATTCCGAGACAATAATACAGGTGAGATTTTTGAAAAATGGATGTACATGGCAGAAAGGGAACCTTACCTGAAAGAGAATCCGCATATCTCTCAGGTTCCTACTGGAATGTCTTCTGTTAGTGAAGTCGGAGACTGGAAAAACACCAAAGTCCCTGGCTCATTTAAAGATGTTCTAGGTCGCATTAAAAAATCTTACCCAAATTCAACTTTTGAAGTATGACAAGTTCCCGTAGAAAAAAGAATGAAAGCTCCTTTGCAGATCTATCTGCTAAAAAAGTAAGAAGGAAAAAACCAATTGATCTAGATCTTATGGTTGATATTCAACCATTGACTCCAGCTCAAGAAAAAGTATTTGAAGAATATGCCCAGGAAAAGAATTTATTCCTTTATGGTGCTGCTGGCACTGGTAAAACTTTTGTTAGCTTATATCTTGCTCTCAAAGATGTTCTAAATGATAGAACTCCATATGATAAAGTTTATATGGTTCGTTCTCTAGTTTCTACCCGAGAGATTGGTTTCCTCCCAGGTGATCATGAAGATAAGTCTAGTCTTTATCAGATTCCATATAAGAATATGGTAAAGTACATGTTTGAAATGCCTGATGACGCTTCCTTTGAAATGTTGTATGGCAATCTAAAGAATCAGGGAACTGTTAGTTTCTGGAGCACTTCATTCATTCGTGGAACTACACTTGACAATGCTATCATTATTGTTGATGAAAGTCAGAATCTAAATTTCCATGAACTTGATTCAATCATTACTCGTGTTGGTCAAGATACTAAGATTATCTTTTGTGGAGATGTCCAACAAACTGACTTAATCAAAACTAATGAAAAGAATGGAATTCTCAATTTCATGAGTATTCTAAATACAATGGAAGAATTTTCAATGATTGAATTTGGAATTCCTGATATTGTTCGTTCTGGTCTAATCAGAAGCTATCTAATTAGTAAACTTAATTTGGGATTCTAATAGTGTTTGTTCATCTAAATAATGTACCTGTAATTGAACTTGAAGCTGAAACAACAGATAACGGAAGGTTCTATATCACCCCGACTGGGGGTAAGTATCCTTCCGTTACTACTGTTATTGGGGCCAAGTCAAAGAAATCTATTTTAGAATGGAGGAAACGAGTTGGTGAAAAAGAAGCCAATCGCATTTCCTCAAGAGCAGCTTCTAGAGGAACATCTCTTCATTCTATGAATGAAGATTACCTAAATAATATATTCAATGAAGAGAAGTATAAAGCCAAAGTGCTTCCTTTATTCATGTTCAAACATTTAAAGCCCTATCTAGATAAAATCAACAATATTCATCTTCTAGAAGGTGCTTTGTATAGCGATAAATTAAAACTTGCTGGAAGAGTTGATTGTATTGCAGAATACGAAAATGAACTAGCAATCATAGATTTTAAAACTTCTACTGAACCAAAGAAACGAGAGTGGATTGAAAACTATATTGCCCAAGAATGTGCATATGCAATGATGTATTATGAGCGTACTGGCATTAAAGTAAAGAAACTTGTAACTCTAATCGCTTGTGAAGATGGAGAAATCCAAGTCTTCCAGGAGTATGATATCATGAAGTACATGAAAGTTCTCATGACATATATTGACCATTGGAATAATACCCACTAATTTTAGATGCATATGGATTCTAGTAAACAGCTAAAAAAGTCTGGTAAAGATCCAGTACAAGACAAACATTGTTACAAAAATTCTCCATATGCATCTGAGTGTTTTGATCAACTTATTGAAGATAAATTTATGACAGCAGCTAAATTTTCCATGGAAGTAGAAGAGATCGTCAAGAATAATCATGGCGGCCTCAACTACATTGATGCAGTACTTGTTTACTGTGAAGAGAATGACATTCAACTAGAGAATGTTTCTAAACTGATTTCAAAACCACTGAAGGAGAAGCTTAAAGTTGATGCACAACGCATGAACTTTATGAAAAGAACTTCTCGTGCAAGACTTCCTTTATGAATGGCTTTGATGTATATAAGTTATATCTTGCTATAAAACTACATTTTACATCAGACTCATACAATTTCTTTACTTTTAATGGAAAGACTAGAACTACTGTAGAGTCTTTTGAAAAAAGAAAAGATAAATACTTTTTTAAAAAATTAGCTACAAAATTTGATAGAGAAGAATTGATTCAATATTTTGTAGCTCATTTTGCACAAAACGGAGATACTTGGATAGGAGACATTTCTAGAATAGAAAACTTTTCTGTGTATTCCGACTGGCTCAAAAAAATTCAAAGTATGAGTTTTGTATTTTCTAATGATGTTGATGTACTTTTGAAAGATACTGACTTTGAAGGTATATTCAAAACTTCGGGAACTCACCCTCCCCTTATAAAAAAATATCTATCCAAATCAATAAATTTGGAAACATTGGTTATATTTAACCAATTATTAAATTTTGTTAAAGACTTCGACAAGTCAATAATAGATCCAGTATTATGGCCAGAGCTGAAAAGAAAGGTAGTAAAATACGAACCTTTCCTTTCAGTAGATAAACCTAAATACAAACAGATACTTTTGTCTAAGGTACAATCCTAATGTCTTTTTTTGAAGAAGAATTAATTCGTGATGAATTGGAAGAAATGTCAAAACTGTATCAAGAAATTTCTTTCTTGATGTATAGTCCACATGAAAAGTCTGAAGATGATCGCAAAGAATGTCTAGAAAAACTAGAACGACTTGTAGAACTTCAAGAACTATTATATTTTAGGGCAAAATATTCTAGTGATAACGATGCTGAAGAGTTTGTAGAAATGCTTCGTGCATCAGCAGTATTCCTAGGAGTCTCTTCTGATACTGATGTGTCACAAATCTTTGCCCAGATGAAGAAGGACATTTCCAAGGCCAAAGAAAGACTTGACAAATCTGTCTGACCCTGCTACCATGGTTTCATGGGTTGGGGTCCACAAGCCAAATCCATCTAATACAACTAATACGGAGAATCCACATGTCTTTTGCAACTCTCAAGCGTAACTCTGGCAATGCCTTTGACAAGCTAACACAAGAAATCGAAAAAATGTCTTCCACTGAAGGCGGTGCTGATGACCGTCTCTGGAAGCCAGAAATGGACAAAGCAGGCAACGGCTACGCTGTAATCCGCTTCCTACCCCCACCTGAAGGCGAAGATGTTCCTTGGGCCAAAGTCTGGAGTCATGCTTTCCAAGGTCCTGGTGGTTGGTACATCGAAAACTCACTCACCACTCTAAACAAGAAAGATCCAGTAGGAGAACTGAATCGCCAACTCTGGAACAGTGGTAGTGAGAAAGACAAAGAAATTGCTCGCAAGCAAAAGCGTAAGCTATCATACTACACCAACATTTATGTAATCAAAGATCCAGCACATCCCGAAAACGAAGGTAAAGTATTCCTTTACAAGTTTGGCAAGAAGATCTTTGACAAGATCACCGAAGCTATGCAACCTGCATTTGCAGATGAAACTCCTATCAATCCATTCGACTTCTGGACTGGTGCTGATTTCAAACTAAAGCTTCGTAAAGTTGAAGGTTACTGGAACTATGACAAGTCTGAGTTCTCTAGCCCTAGTACACTAGGAGATTTTGATGATGATCAACTAGAGCAGATCTATTCTAAGACTCATAGCCTTACTCAGTTTACTGCTGAGAATAACTTCAAGACTTTTGAAGAACTTCAAAAGCGTCTGGATATGGTTCTAAACACTCGTCCAACACAAAAGATTGATCGTGAAACCTATGAAGATGAGGAGTCTCAAGTAAATGAAAATGTCGCTTCTTTTGCTGCTTCTTCCGCTCCTTCCTTCTCTTCTCGTTCTACTAGCAATGAAGATGAAGACGACACTCTAAGTTACTTTGCTCGTCTAGCTGAAGAGGACTGATAGTTCAACGGGGGGCAAAGCCCCCCCTTTTTTATGGGTCTTCTGAGAATCTAACTCCTGCAGAATCTATCTTGTATTTGGTATCGTATGCAAATAGAGTTTCAATCTCTTCCTTCATTATGGTTAGAAACTCTGGTTTAATTAAAAATATTTCTCTTTTATTTTCGTTTTGACTATATTCAAATTCTCTGTTGGTAACTTTCGCTAGTACTGCAGAGCCAGTTAAATTATTAAATGTAAAATCAGGATAATAATTTGCACTTTGTTGCTCGGATCTTCCTTCATTATACTCTACAATTATACCTCCTTCCAAAACTAAATTATCTCCATCATAGATTGTTTTAGTTTCCCAAAAACGAATGTCGTTTTGAGCATCTCCATATTTCTTTTCTATAGCAGTATCTAATTCATAATCAGATACTGGCCAATCATTATGAATGTCTATAATGTTGTTTAAAATTAATATAGTCCAATACCACTCTGGAGATCCATATTTTTTATTTGAGATTATTTCTGGTGTTTCTCCTGTTTGAATTGTATATCTAGTAGATGCAACATACAATGCATTAATGTTATCTCTAAATCTAACTCTACGAAATAAATTTTTAGATAACTTTATTCCACCTTTATAAGGATAGTAAAAATTTGGTTGAGAATCGAAAAACATTTTAGTATCCTCCTCCAGTGCTTAATACATCTGATGAAGTTATAATTTCTGTCTCTGCAAAATTGATATTGATATCATATGCAACAGGTGCAGGACCACTTAATCCAGGGCCATTAGCTAAGTGAGTTGCCCAAACATTATCTGGAGTATAGTTTACAGAAATAGCTTTGAGTACACAAGGTTTAATTTTTGGAAGTGATTGTATGATTGTATTATCAGTTCCAGCTTGAACCCAATTGAGTTCAAAAATATTTGGAACTGTCAACCATCTATCTTGTAGTCTATTAGTTTCAATATTTTGATCTACTCCATCATTTATTCCTACTCTTGCACTGTAATTAGGAAGTGAGTAGTATCTAAGTGCTTTGATAATTTTATGAATTTTTGATTGCTCTGATGAACTTCTAGGAACAAGTTTCCAAGAGAATGTAAATTCTCTCATACCAATTCCTTTGAAGATTTGTTCCTCATAAGGATTTAGAATAACTCCTCCAATTCCCTGAGTCAAAGCTTGTACAGCTTGTGGTGAAAATACTGATGTTTTTCCGATTTGATTTAGAAGGAATTCTGGAGTTCCTGCTCCCGCCAATTTACTAAGTTTATCTCCCATTCCAGAAGCATCAGTCAATGCACCTTTGGCTAGAGCTGGTGCCATTTTTCCAAGTATTCCTAATGCCTCAGATCCCCACTGCAATTGATCTGCATAGTTAATGTCATTTGGAACTGGAAGCATTACAGTAGATAATGTTTTTTTATTTCTTTTATTTGCATTAGTTCCGATTTCAAATACTTGAGTTTGACTTTGAATATTTGAAATATTTGTGAATTGATTTGTGCCACCAACAGTAGATTTTGCGATGGGCAAATATTCAACAATGTTAATTTTTAACATGTCATGCATGTTGTTTACATCAGGCCAATATAATCCCTCTTTAAAATCAGTGGAACTGTAGGCATCTTCTGTATTATAGTCTTTACTTGCTCTAGTTGACATAAATATTTTATGATATGCCCATTATAATAATATTTATGAATACTTTAAAGGGAAAATTTATCCCAAAGAATATTCATAAGTACAAAGGAAACTATAGAAATATAATCTATAGGTCTTCCTGGGAACTAAAGTTTATGAAGTATTGTGACACAAGACCAAATGTTCTGGAATGGGGATCTGAAGAAATTGTTATTCCATATAGGTCTCCATTGGATAACAGAATTCATAGATACTATGTAGATTTCTATGTGAAAATTCAAGATTCAAATGGCGATATAACAAAGTATTTGATTGAAATCAAACCTAGCAAGCAGACTGTTCCTCCCAAAAAACCTCAGAGACAAACCAAAAGTTACATCTATGAAGTTACTGAGTATGTAAAGAACCAAGCTAAATGGAAAGCTGCTAAAGAATTCTGTGATGATAAAATGTGGAAATTTAAAATCCTCACAGAATCGGAGTTAAAAGTATGAGAAGAGAAGTATCGGCTAGAACAAAAAGAGATTCAAATCTCAGTATATTTGAACAAGTAGATGAGATAGCAAAGAAAAAACAAAAAGGTTTTTATACATTATCTTATAGCTGGTATAAGGATACTGTTGCTGAAATAGCGAGAAAAAATGATATCTATAAGACTCTGGTTACTTTAGATGAAACTTTAATTCCATCTGGAGGAAATCTATATCTGTTTGAATATAATGCAACATGGGCAAAGAAACTTCCGTATTATGATGAGTTTCCTTTAGTTTATATGTTACAAGGGGGGCGAAAATTTTTCGGAGCAAATCTTCATTATCTAAATTATCCTACTAGGTATAAAGTATTACAAAGTATTATAGATGGACGACCAACAATTCCTAAACAGTGCTTTCATAATTATGTTTATGAAGGTCTTGAAACACCATTATTTAAAATAAATAGTGAAGATTGGATAAAATCTATCTTTCTGCCATTGGAAAGTTTTGTTAGTAGGCAAAGAGGATCATATAAGCAAGTAAGTAAATCCTATGTTTGGGGAGATTCAAAAAGATGAGTGATATTATCAATAGAGACATTAATAATTTCCAACAATTTAGATCTCATGTAGCAAAGCACGGTTTCTCACTAACAAATTTTTATGATGTTCAGTTTCTAATTGGAAACTCAGGTTCTAGTTTTCTGACAAGTGTATTTACTAGAAACTATTCTAATAATTTAAACTCACCTTATAATCTTAGTAATTTATTACGATTATATGCAGATGAGTGTACAATTCCAGGCTATTCAATTTCTACTGGAGACTTTAGAATTACAAATAGCCCTAATATGAAATATGCATATGGAGTTGTAAATAATGAAATCACAATGTCCTTTATCTCGGATGCAGATTCTGAGATACGACAGATATTTGATTCATGGGGTAACTACATTTATAGTGGAGTATCATCTAATACTGTAACTAGAAGAGGTCCAAACATTAATGCTATAAATGACCTAGGAAGAACAAGATATAAAGATGATTATACTATGGATATTGTAGTAATAAAATTGGAAAGATTTTCTAGTAGTAAGCAAAATTCTAGAAGAGATTTATCAGATCCAAATAAACCAAGAGCATTTAAACAAGTTCCTATCAGTAGTATTTTTCCTAGAACTGATCTTTCCAAATTTGATATTGTAGAATCTGGTTTTGGTGAAGCAATCCAGAAGTATTCGGTAAGATTAAAAAACGCATTTCCAACTACTATCTCTGCCATTCCTTTGAGTAGTGGATCTTCTCAATTAGTCAAAATCCAAGTTACCTTTGAATATGATATGGCAGTCCCTGCATCTCAAACTGGAGGAAGTGTTAAAGCTAGTAGTGAATGGCGTACTGTTGTTGATTAACTAAATAATTCAAAATTATATTATAATTTAATATGCCTTTACCTAAATTAGTTGCACCGACATATGAGTTGGAACTTCCTTCAACTGGTCAAAAAATTAAATATCGTCCATTCCTAGTTAAAGAAGAAAAAATTCTTCTCCTTGCTATGGAATCTGAAGATGAAAAACAGATGATCAATGCAGTCAAAGCTATTTTGAAAAATTGCATTCAAACTAAATTAAAAGTTGATGACCTAGCTGTTTTTGATATTGAATATTTGTTTCTGAATATTCGTGCTAAATCAGTTGGAGAAGAAATCGAACTGAATATTACTTGTCCAGATGATGGTGAGACTGTAGTTCCAGTTACTCTTAATGTTGAAGATATTCAAATTAAGAAGTCAGATGATCATGAAAGAATTATTTCACTTACTGATTCTATTTCTTTGGTTATGAAATATCCAAGTATGGAAATGTTTGTCCAGAATAATTTTACTGGAAACATGAAATCTGAAGATGTATTTGATCTTGCTACTTCCTGTATTGATCAAGTTATTGAAGGCGAAGATGTATTTGAAGTTAAGAGCTTTAGTAAAAAAGAGATTGATGAATTTTTGGATAGTCTTGATACCAGTCAATTCTTGAAAGTTCAGAAGTTCTTTGAGACTATGCCTAAACTGAGTCATACTGTAACTGTTATGAATCCCAATACAAAGAAGGAAAATGAAGTTGTTATTGAGGGTCTTGCATCTTTTTTCGCATAGCTCTAGCTCACCAGACGCTAGAAAATTATTTTCGGACTAACTTTATATTATTGCAACACCATAAGTGGTCATTGACTGAGGTTGAAATAATGCTTCCTTGGGAACGAGATATTTACATTCAAATGTTAATTGACTTTATTGAAGAAGAAAATAATCGGAATAAAACTTCACAGCCGCTTTAATAAATGGCAATCTCACTCTTTAGTTTAAAGAAATCTCCCACACAGAAAGTATCATCTTTCGTAGACCCAACTAAGTTTGGTGGGGCTGTTTCTGGTGCAAGAAAACCACTAAGGAGTGAGGTTGCTGAAAAAGCAACTGCAATTAAAGAAGTAAAAGAATTAAGTTATATTAGAAGAGCACTTGAAACTCTCGTTACTCTTGAGAAAAGACATTACGAGATGGTCACAGATTCCATCAAAGAATTTGTTTTGTCTGAACAGAAAAAGCAGGCAAGAGATGAAGAAGCTCAGCAAGAAAGAAGGCCAGATAGAAATAGAAAAAATGAATCAAAAAATCCTATAGTTAAGCAAGGGGCTAAAACTCTTGAAGGCATAGGAAATTTTTTCCAAGGCTTAATAAAAACATTCATTGCATATAAATTTCTTGAGTGGGCAGGAAATCCAGAGAATGTAAAAAAAATTCAAGATTTTGTCAATCTTTTTGGAAATATATTTAAATTTCTAAATGCCATAGTTGGGTTTGGAATTGATAAATTGTTTAGTGGATTATCTAAACTAGTTGGAGGAGAAGGTGTAACTAGAGTATTTGGATTTCTTGAAGCTGTAGTTGGATTCTTCACTTTAAAATGGTTACTGAATCCAACTAAAATTATTTCAGATATTAAAATGATTGGAAACCTTTTTACAAAGGTAATTCCAAACGCAATTAATGGTGTAATTAATTTCTTTTCTAATTTGATTCCTAAGGCAGCAGGAGAAGCTGCAGATGAGGCTTTATCTCAAGCTGGTAGACAGATTTCAGCAGGCGCTGGAGCTGCTGCTGAAGGCGCTGGGGCTGCTACTGAGGGTGCTGGAGCTGCTGCTAGAGGTGCGGGAGCTGCTGCTAGAGGTGCTGGAGCTGCTACTGAAGGTGCTGGTGCTGCTGTTAGAGGTGCTGGAGCTGCTGCTAAAGGAGGAGCTAAGATTACTGGTAAATCTTTATTAAAAGCACTTCCTGTAATTGGTGCAGTTTCAAGTGCATTTTTTGCAGCTGATCGAGCATCCAAAGGAGATTGGCTTGGTGCTGGTGGAGAAGTATTATCAGGAGTTGCATCATTAGTTCCTGGATGGGGAACTGCGGCATCTCTTGGAATTGATGCAGCTTTAATTGGAAGAGATATTGCAAAGGATCAAGGTCTTCCAATGCTTGCAAAGGGAGGAATTGTTACTAAACCAACTGAAGCTATTGTTGGGGAAGCCGGACCAGAAGCTATTCTTCCATTAGATAAACTTGGATCTTTTGGAGTTAATGAGTTTAAAGGTCGAGTAGATAAACAAATTCCAAGTTTTATAAAATTACTTACTCTTCCATTTAAAATTGTAGGTGCCGGAATTGTAGCTTTAATATCTTCCAGTGTATCTAAGATTCCTGGAATTGGCCCCATGCTGATGCCATTGATTTCTAATGTGGCTTCAATGTTTGGTATTCCTCCCTCACTGGTAAAAGGAATGACAAATTTTGCTGAAACTGCAGTTAAATCTGTGGGGCAAGGAATGTCTGCAGTGAAAGAAGTATTTGGAATGGAAGAACCAAAAATTACAAAATCAAAGGCTGATGAGTTTAAACCATCTGGAGACACTTCTGTTAGAGGATTACTTGGAGATATTCTAAGTGCATTAATTAGCAAGAATGCTTCAAGTAATACTCAATCAACTAATACTTCACCTGCTGCATCTGGAAATCCTGGAGCCACTGGTTCTCCCTCTACATCTGGAAGTGGAAACGGAGCAGCTGCATCAATAGATACTGCAAAACAATCCATTGAAAAAGTGGGTGGATTTAGAGAAGATGGAACTCTCAAGGGAGTTCAAGGAACTACTCAAGTAGTATCAAATACTCGTGGAGGAGGAACTATAGAAGAACATTCTCCAGGAGCAGGATTAAAACCAGTCATTAACGGAAACAAAAAATACTGGTATAATTCTCATGGAGATGTATTTAGATGGGAAAAACCAGGAGATCCACTAACTGATATTACTACAAACAGACTATTTGATTCTAAAACTCTAGCTGGCACATTAGTTAGAATACCTTCAAGTGGAGAGGTCAAAATTCTGAAGGGAATGTTTGGTGGAGATCAAACTGCAGTTGGAATGTATAATTATCAGATGAATAAGATTTTAAAATCTAGAGGAGTGAGTGGAAGAGGAACTGATACAAAGGATGCATGGGAGACTCCAAAGAATGGAAAATATGGAGAACCTGCAAAATTTATTATTGGTGGAGGGAATGTACATGGTTCTGGGATTGGAGACAAGTATCCTGCAGTATTGGAAAATAATGAATATGTATTGAATAGAAATGCAGTTGCAGGTATGGGAGGAGCGAAAGAATTAGATAAAATTAATTTTGGAATGTTCCCTAGATTTGGTTCTTCAAAAATGTCTCAAATTACAAGGAATGAAAATAAAGCTAGTGGAGATGGAAGGCCAAGAACAAAGTTTCAAATTGGAGGAGCTGCGATATTAGAAGGTGCTAAAAAAATAGTTGGTATGGGTAAAGGTCAAGGAAATATGTGTGCAGTAACAACTAGAGCTGCATTAAGAGCTGCTGGACATCCTGCTGCAGGAAAGGTTACTCAGAAAGGCGATCTAGATTCCGAGGGGACAAAATATAATGGAGTAGGATATGCAGCTTCTTTTGCTGGAAGTGATATGGGAGCAGTGGTTAAACAAGCATCCAATCTTCAAGCTGGAGATGTTGTTTTGTGGAAAGGTGGAAATGGATATCCTGCAGGTGCTATTACCCATGTAGGAATTAAAGGAGAAGGAAATGATTTATGGCATCATGGTAGAACTGCTGGATTTAGAAAAGCTAGTATGTACACAAGTTCTGGAGGCCAAACATTTGCTGCTGGAATTCGTTTAGGTGCATCTGGAGAAGTAGGACCTGGAGCAGATACATCGACATCATCATCATCTTCAGGTTCTACACCAGAACCTACTTGGTCATCAATAATTCCCCAACTTGCAGACTTAACTAAAATGTTGACCGGAGCTTCTGCAGCTCCAGCTCCAGCTCCTACACAACTACCAGCAGCACAAGTTACTGGATCTGTTCCAGCTAGATCTCAACAATTGCAGGCAGTACAAAAAGAAAATTCAAATATTCAAGCTCAACGCAGATCTGCTGGATCTACTGGTGGAAATGTAATTACATTACCTTCTCCAAACAAAACTATAACTGAATCATCAACTCAACCAATGTCACAAACATTGGGAGGGACAACTCCGCCAATTCCACTAGCAACCTATCCACTAGCACCATAAAATGCAGACATTCACTCCAATTAAAACAGGTGCATTTTTAACTCAAGGTAAGCGACTTCAGGAGCTTACCAAAATTCGTAGTGCGTCAATAACTCTACTCAAGTTTAAAAAAGATAGATTAAAATTAGAAAAGAAATATCAAGAAACCAAAGATAAATTTTCCACCAGGCAAACAATTTTAGATAGGGAAAAAAATCAGGAAGCAAAAAAGAAAAAACCCAGAGAATCTAAACTAATTAGAAAGGGTCAAGATGTAGCGTCTACAACAATAATAAATTTATTAATGACTTTCATTAAATTGAAAGCTTTAATGTGGCTAGGAGATCCTGAAAATTTAAAGAAAGTTCAAGCTATAGTCAAAGGTTTATCTGGAGTATTTAAATTTATAGACTGGTTTGCAACTGGCTCAGTCAATAATTTATTAAATGGTGTACATAGCCTGGTGTTTGGAGGTTCAATATTAGAAAGAATCCTCGGACTATTTTCTGCTATTGTAGGATTTTTTGGATTACGATATTTACTAAATCCTTTAAAATTAATTAAAGATTTAAAATTTGTAATTAAAAATGGCGACAAGATAGGAGAAATATTTAATGCCTTCAAAAAATCTGGCATTAAAGAAGGAGCTGCTAATCTTGCACAAGGTCTAACTAAAACTACAAGTATTTTTAAAAGAGGATTAGCTAAAGGACTTGTCCGAGCAGTATTAAAAGTATTTGGTAAAGGAGGTTTTAAGTTTCTAGCTAAAGCTGCCGCACCTGCAGTTGGAGGAATATTAAAACTTGTAGGTGGACCATTAAAAGCAATAGCTAGTAAGACAGTTGCTGGAATTCCTGTAGTAGGTCCTTTACTCAATTTAGGTATTAATTTATTATTAGGTGATCCAATAGACAAAGCAATTGTCAAAACTGTTGGATCTACTTTAGGAATGGGATTGGGTGCAGTTGTTGGTTCTGTATTCCCTGGTCCTGGAACTATTGTTGGTGGAGCTTTGGGTGGAATTGTAGGAGATTGGGCAGCTTCAAATTTATATGATTGGATGAAGAGTGCAGTTTCCAAAAAAGAAGAACCTGCACTTGCAGTTGGTGGTATTGTCACTAAACCAACTAGAGCTTTAATTGGTGAGGCTGGACCAGAGGCAGTAATTCCTCTTGGACATATTTACAATGGTGGAATATTAAGTGCTCCATTTGGTATTATTGCGTCTTCTATGATTGGTGGAATAGATGCACTGATCAATTCAATGGGTCCAGTTGGAATAGCAATTAGGCCATTTGCACAACAGTTACTATCTCCATATACTAGAGAGTTTGGAAAAACTAATTATGCATTTACTTCAGATCTAGCTAAGAAATCTGGAAAGTCACCTTCAATATTAGCTTCATCTGTGCCCGAATCAACTGATAAAGAATTAAATAAAATTATAGGATCAGATTTACCACTGAATATTATTCAAAGAAAAGAGCAAGAAAAGAAAGAAAGATATAACAATGGGTCTAGTGTTCGTGAAATTCTTGCAGATATCTTGAACAATTTTATTAATCTAGATTTTAGTTCTGGCGATACTGGTGGTGGAGCTGGTGGTGGCGGTGGTGGAGGAGCTGGATCAGATCAATCATTAACTGCGGCAGAATTGGATGCTATTAAAGCATCTTCTTCAGACAAGCGAGCTGCTGCCCATCTAGCAACATTGGAAGCTACAGCACCACAGCATGTTGCTGATGTATATCAAGTTATTTTAAACAGGGCTGCAGGACAAAGTGGAGGAATTCCTGCAGTAATTACTGCCAAGGAACAGTTTACTCCCTATTCAGCAGCATTATATGGATCCAGTGCGGATAAAAATGCTCAAAGAAAATATGGTGGGCTTGGATTAACTAAAAAAGAATTATTTGAACTAGCAGGAAAGACTGATGGAATTCAACAATTAACAAATAGATTCCAAGCTGGAAATCCTAAAATTGCAGCACAAGTGATAGCCGATTTTGAAAAGAATGGACCTTTATCTCAATCAGCAAAGAAATTTGTTGGTGGTGCTCAATATTTTCTTGGATATAAACATACAGGTGCAAGAAGTAGACCCGATGGAGGAAACTGGTTCAGAGACAAATATCAAACTGGTGGTATAGTATCTACTCAGGGTGTTGCAGATACTGGACCTGGATATACAATTCAAGGTGCATCAGATCAACAAGGTAGACCAGTAGTGTTTTCACAATCTGCTGCTTCTGCATTTGCAAAAATGATGAAAGATTCTGGTGGTGCAGTTAAACCATCTGATGTTGCAAGCAGTAAAAGAAGTCCTACTAAAAATCGTAGTGTTAATGGAGCCGCAAAATCAAAACATCTATATGGAATTGCTATGGATATCCATGGATCCTCTGAGAAATGGATTCGTGCTAATGGTTCCAAATATGGTTGGATTGCAAATGATTATCCTGGCTCTCATGGAGGCCACTTTGAATTTGGCGGACAAGGAATTCAGCCATCAGATTCTCCCTCACAAACTCAAGAATCAAGAACTACAGAAACTTCCACACAAGATTCCACTCCATCTTGGACTGATATTGGACCACAATTAAAACAGCTGGCGGAACTTCTATTACCATCTGCACCAAAAGTTAATTCAGAACAATTATCTTCAAGCAGTATGGATTTTGTTCAGGCATCCAAACTTCCTGTGGCTCTCTCAGATACATATATTATACCCCAAGGAAATACTATGATTTCCAATTTGAATGTAGTCACTCCACTAGAAAGGACAGACTATTCAGTTGGATCATTTGCACACATAGATAGCTCATCTTACTTAGGACAGCGTAGACTATAATGAATCAATTTTTTGCTGGAGATTTTTCTCTCAAAGAAGTAAAATTGTATCCCGTAAAAGACGAAGGTGGTCTTGCGGGCAATAGAAAGTTTATTGATATAAAACAATTAGTACAAGAAGTTACAATCAATGAAAGTATTATTTCTACAAGTTTATATTGTCAGTTAGTAATTCAAGATATTGGAAATAATATTATTGGAGAGTTGCCTATAATTGGACAGGAAAGAATTCAATTAATTATATCAACTTCTTATGCAGACTATAATTTAAACTTCTACATCTACAAGATTGATGGTAGAGTGATGAAAGAAAAAAATCAGGTCTATGTCATTCATGCTGTAAGTAAAGAAGCTTTGATAAATGAACATACCAGAATCCGTGAGAGAATAGATGGAAAGAAAGCAGAAGATTTTCTAAAAGAAAAACTAGAATTAATCAGCGATAAAACTTTTGAAGGTAGAGTTGATAGCACTCTACATCCATTCGATATGTATGTTACGAATTGGAGATTATTTGATACTGCTATATGGATGTCTAGAAGATCTGTATCAACAAAGTATAAAGATTCTGTTGGATATCTTTTCTATGAAACTCTAGATGGATATAATTTTAAATCTTTAGATGTTCTCTTTGATACAACTCCATATCCAAACAAGAATACAAAGTATACATTTATTCAGGGTAATACTAGTTCTACAGGATCTGATTCTAACAATTATAGAATCATGGATTATTCTTCAACAAAAGCATTTGATATTTTTGAGGACTTGAGAAATGGTGCATTCTCTCATAATGCTTTATATGTGGATATCAATAATAGAAATTATCAGAATTGGAATACAAATGCATCTACCTACTGGAAGGATATGACTCATCTCGGAAATATGACTCCATTTCCAAATGAAGATCTTTTAAAGAACCCATCCAGATTAGTATACCGACCTACTACTATTTCTACTTTTAATTGGAAGCCAATGTCATCATCTCAAATTGAAAGTTTAAATAATATTGATGAAGTAAATAAGACTTTTGAAAAATCTATATACAGATATTATTTCTTGGAGTATAATAAACTGGAGGTTGCTATTCCTGGAGATCTGAAACTGAGAGCAGGTAATGTTATTAATGTTTCTATTCCATCTCCCAAGAGAGATAAAACAAATAAAGTTGTTGAAGATAAAAGAATAAGTGGAAAGTATCTAGTACATTCTATTAGGCATACTATCCTAAATAGAACTGAATTGAGAACCATTGCAACATTAACTAGAGATTCTTTTGGTGGCAATGAAATTAATCCTATTTCCGTAGAAACTAGAGAAACATTCTAAATGGATAACACTTTAGACAACCACATAGAAAAAAATCGTAACGAGGTTTGTGATCCAAATACAAATTCTCAGCGTCGTCGTTTCCTGGAAAACGAACTTGAGTCACTATTAAAATATAAAGAAAATAACCCAACTAAAATTGAAAATCCAAGTCCATTAGAACTATTCTGTGATGAAAATCCAGACGCCCCTGAATGCCGTATATACGAAGTTTGATAAATGTCAATTAATCCTACATTACAGAACTCTGCATTTCTTGGTAATAATGATTTTACTTGGTGGCTTGGCACAGTAGAAAATGCTGATGATAGAGATGCTAAGTTAGGCAGAGTTCGTGTTAAAATTCTTGGATTCCATGATCCATTTGAAAAGCCAGAGAATTTACCTTGGGCTTTAGTTCTCCAACCAACTACAAACGCTGCAGTCAGTGGAGTTGGAAATGCTGCAAATGGAGGGCTAAAAGCTGGTAGTTTTGTCATGGGATTTTTTCTGGACTATCCAGACTGCCAGCAGCCAGTTGTGATGGGATCTTTCTACAGTCAAATTAAATCTGTAGTAATTCCAGAAACTCAATCTCAGGCAACAACCCCAGGTGCAGTGAATGCAATCACTCCTAAAAAGACTGAAACTGGACAACCTCAAGATTCAGAAAGAACTAATGATGCAGGTGGATTAGTATCCGAATCTGTTGCTGCATCTTCTCTCCCTGCATCTGCATCAAATCCATCTGGAAATTTAGGAACTACTTCAATCGCAGATGGTAAAGATGGTCCTGCTAAAACATTAGCTGAAGACATAAAAAGATGCATTGAAGGGCTTGGAAATATTTTTAAAACTGGTGTTGTGTATGACCCAAATGCAACAAATCCAACAATAACTAATGATATATCGTCAGAGCAAGCTTATATTCCTGTAGCTAATGTCGATTCATTTCCTCCAGTTGGCGTAATAAAAATTGGAAGTGAGCAGATAGGATATAATGGAAAGAATGAAAGCAGCCTCATTCTTCTAAAAAGGGGAATGAATGGAACAAAACCAGCTAATCATTCGGCCAAAGCTAAGGTAACTTATATTAAAAAGACTGATACACCTATTGAAATTTACGGCAAGTTTACAAATAAGGTAGTAAATTTAAAATCTGCAGTAGATAGGTGCATTCAGATAATTAAAAATTTAGTTTGGTATGTAGTTAATAAAGTTAAGTCTTGGTTGATGGCAGAAGTCACCAAGATATTAAATGCAATTGGCTTAGCATCAAGTAGCCCAATTCCATATTTCGTCAAAACAGTAACTGAAGTAATCATTCAAATACTAAAAAGTATTTCTTGCACTTTAGATGAAGCATTAGTAGATGCTTTAATGAATGGCATTGAAGGATTCATAACAGATTTTGTTGAGAATCTTGCAAATGATCTAATCAGTATGGCAGAAAATTATATTAATTTTGCAGAGCAGTGTATCAATAATATCTTTGGATCCATATTTGAAATTGTATCAGTTGGAACTGAAATTGCAAGTGCAATTACTGGAATTATTGACTTGATAAAAGGTGTAGGATCCATAGGAGAGATGGGTGAATTGTTTGATTCAAATGGTTATGTGAATGCTAATCTGTTAGCAAATGTTGGAAACATTGTCTCATTTATTTTGAACCTTCTCGGAGTAGGATGTAATAGAACTACAGAATCTCCAATTCAAATTGACTGGGATGAGTGTGCTCTAACAGGTAATAATTGTAACCCATTTAATTTCAGAGTTACTAATAATATACAAGGCAAATGGAATCCAGAATATTCAAAACAGTTTGTTCAAGCTAGCGAAACTGGACATGTTATTATCATGGATGATACTCCATACAATAATAGACTTGTCATTGAGGCTGGTGGAAGTAGAACTGGATTTCAGGTAGATGATGCCGGAAATATTCGTGTTACCAACAGCAATAATAAAACCGAAGTTACTTTTGGAAAACAAGAAGTTAATATTAAAGGGGATGCATTTTTAAATGTCAAAGGCAATTACCATCTAAAAGTTGGTGGCAACTATCATTTAGAAGTTGATGGGCAATATAATGTATTTGCAAACAGAGAAAGTAAAGTAACTTATGCTGGCGAACATGAAACTATTTACAGTAACGATGCCAAACTAAGTGCTGCTAATGGATTTGCTCTTGCAGCATCCAAATTAGGACTCAGTGCATCTGGACAACTAGATTTACATTCACCTTCATTTAGTACATATTGCACCGAGCAGAATCATCTTTGCACTGGATCTTGGAACTTATTTACATCATATGAAAACAAATACATTGGACTGAATAAATTCTGTTTGGTTGGAGGAAATAAAATTAATCTTCGTGCAGGAACTAATACAGATATTGGATCTGGAATATCAAATAAATTCCAAGCAACTGCAGAAAATGTTTGGAAAGGTGGATTGTATAATACTACGATTATGGGAACAAATAGTACAACTCGTTTGGGAATTAATAATGATACAACTGTAGGAGCAACATCTAAAAATAGATTGGCAGTTCAACTTGAAGCTATCGGCGGAGCTAATTTCTGCACCGTTGCCGCTCCAGAATCAAGAATAAGTGAAGGGCCATTGTTAGACTTGAGTAGTTCTTTATGTATGAGACAAGCACCAGCGATCTTCGATACATAATATTGAGGTGCTTGACAAGCCACACGACCTGTGGTATGATTGAGCATTACAGCCCCTGCCAATGAACATCCGAAGCGATTCAACTCTAGAACGAGTAGAGGTTGATGTCCTATCAAGAACGATTCATCTACATGGTTATGATGGAGAATATCTTGAAGTACATGAACCAGATTCACAAGACTTCACTAATATGTGTAAGTTTATTAACGAAACTTTAACCGAGGATAGAATTCAATACAGGTATTGACAACTCAAAGCCAGTGTGCTATGATACCATGGTCCGTGTGAAGGAAAATGCGTATTTGATTGCAAAATACCCGAAAAAAAATTCCCCAAAATTTTTGCCTTTATAGGTTTTTCGGGTTTTCTGGGCGTATGGTGAAATTGGTAAACACAACTGACTTAAAATCAGTCGGAGATTCTCCTTGTCGGTTCAAGTCCGACTATGCCCATAAATAAATTATCGTTTCTTCAAATACAGAATTGAAAAATTTAGGAAAACATTGTGTCGCAGAATTATATGGATGCGATCATTCTATTCTCGATAATGAAAAGACTTTAATCGAATTAATTAAAGAAGCTATTGATATTGCTGAAGCAACTCTTTTAGATATTTCTTCTCATAAATTTACTCCACAAGGAGTTACTATTGTAGCTCTATTATCAGAAAGTCATATTTCTATTCATACTTGGCCAGAGGATGGAAACGCCGCATTAGATGTTTTTACCTGCGGAAATTCTAAGCCAGATTTAGCTCTTTTACACATCATAAATTTCCTAAAACCAACAGAATATAACATGAATTGCTTCGATAGATAGGAATAAATCTTATAAATAAATCTAGTTTTTAGCCTCTCTCAAGGTAAATATATGGCTCTAACTAGAATTACATCTGGTGGCATTGCGGAAGGTGTTGTAATTAAGTTTGATAGTAATAATAATCCAGCAACTCCTGCTATTGGTTTTGACGATAGCAATTCAGGTATTCTTAGCTCAGGTGGAGAAATTTCTATCGCTACAGGAGGTCAGAAAAGACTTTCTATTGATGGAGCTGGAAAGCTAAGTCTTTCCTCAGGAACATTTCTTCCAGTAACTAACTCTACTGCAGCAGGTGCAGTAAATGTTGCGTTATATGTAAACCAGTCAGATGCAAACGCATCCGATGCTGCTGATAACGATGGTACTAATCTAAACAGACCATTTAAGACCATTGAGAGGGCTCTATTAGAAGCAGCAAGAAGAAGCTATGTCTCTGGTGATACAAACGATAAGTTTGAGGCATTTACTGTTCTAGTGATGCCTGGTGATTACACCATTGATAACAGACCAGGATATGATGTACTAACCAACCCAATTGGTAGTGATAATTTTGAGTCAAATCTTTGGAGATTTAACCCAAGAAATGGTGGTGTAATCATTCCTAGAGGTACTTCTGTAATCGGCTACGATTTAAGAAAAACCGTAGTTCGTCCAAAGTATGTACCCAAGCCAGTTTATAATCTAACCAATACAACTTCAGATGATGGTTCCATTATTAATGATGGAACTTATAAACTAACTCAAATCATGTTTGATTCTGCAAACATGATTGAAAAGAATCGTGGTTATATTCAAGAGCAAACCAGACTATATCTAGAACAATCTTCTGATGCACTAGCAGGATCTACTGTAAGTGCAATTTATGCAACTCTAACTCAAGAAAAGAAAGATCTTTGTGTTAGAGATCTCGGATATATTGTAGATGCTATCATTGCTGACCTTAGAAATGGCGGCAATGCTAATTCATATAATGCAGGTCAGTTCTACACTGATGGAACTGCTAATATCAATCTACCAGGAAATGAAAAGCCTCTAACTGTAGCAGCATTTGAATACGCAAGAAACATTGCAATCAATGCACTCTACAATTGGCCTTCAACTCAACCAGTAGGATTTACATTTACTCAAAGATCTGGCACTATTTCCAGAACTACTTTTACATCTGGTGTAGATTTCACTGTAGGAGATTGTGCAGATGCCGCATCTGCAGTAAATCAGCTAACTGCAGTTATTACAACAATTATCAACAATCCTTCAAATTATTCTTCTCTTATTAAGAAGACTCTTGGAGTATATGAGCCAACTGCTATCTTTAAGGTAACTGGTGGTTGCTATTTCTGGCAGATGACCTTTAAGGATGCTAAAGCAACTGCAGGATCCCTAGGTTCATATTCTGGAATTTTCAAGAATACAAGCTTCAGTAACGGAGTTCCAACACACTCTGTCCTATCTCAGTCCGAATATAATGATAAAGGTCAAGTAAACTATTCTCACCATAGAGTAATTGCATTTACATATGCAGACCAGAGAACTGAAGAAGGAGAACTAGAGACATATTACAGCAAGATTGATGCTTGGGATACTGCATACGGTGATCCAAGACAGGTTAGAAGAGAAGAATATGAAATTGTAGGTAATTCTACATTAAGAACTCAGATTGATACGGTAAACTCTGCATCACCATACATCTTTAACTGTTCACTTCGTTCAGTTCTTGGTCTTAATGGTATGTGGGCTGATGGAAGTAAGGTTCAGCCCAAGTCCTTCAAGTCCATGGTTGTTGCACAGTTTACTGGTATCTCTCTACAAAGAGATTCCAATTGCTTCTGGCAACCAAAAGCTGCAGATGGAGTTGCTACTCAAACAACAAACCCAACTACTGGCGAAGAGAAAACTCAGCTTCCAATTTATGCAGACCCAGATGCAGAATACAAGCAAGGGTGCAGACACTTCCATATCAAAGCAACTGATTCTGCATTCATTCAGGTAGTTTCTGTTTTCGCAGTTGGTTATGCTGACCAATTCCTTGCCGAGTCTGGTGGTGACATGTCTATCACCAACTCAAACTCAAACTTCGGTCAAATTTCACTCAGAGCAGTTGGCCATCAGTTTGAATCATTTGAACCAGCAAATCAAGGTAGAATTACCGCACTTGTTCCACCAAGAGGTATTGATAATTCCCTACAAACATTTGAAATTTCTGGCATTGATGCTAGAACTACTTGGCAAAAGAATGGATATCCAATTGATCCATCACTAAACTATATTGAATTTTCTGCAGAAGCAAGAAATAATTTTGTAAACAACCAGCAAACTGAATTCAAACTATACCTAGATATTGCTAGTATTAATTCTGAAGATGATATTCCAGAACTAGAAATTTCTGCTAAAGATAATCTAAATGGAACTCAACAGACTAAGAGATATTTCCTATACAATAATGGAAATCTTGCACTATTCAGAGATTATTACTCTGTAACTGGCACCACCAAGAAAGAGAATTGTACAATCCAAATAGTTGTAGATAACGAATCTGGTGGACAAACAACTTATAGTGCAACTGTAAAACTCTCTAATGGAGAAACAGGAACTGCAAACGCTGAGAGACAAGGATATTTCTTTGATGATGGAGGAATCTATCTAATTCTAGATAACTCTTTTGGAAATACCAAAAACTTCATTTTCAATTTCCTATTTAAAACAACTACCAAGAACATCTTCAAAACCACCACTCAAACAGAACCAGATGGAACTCTTACTGTAGTAAGTGGCCCAGCAACTACTCAGGTTCTTGAGTATTCAACTTCATTCCCAGCTCCAATTGTAACTAGAAAGTATGTAGACTCTAGAGGTTCTACTCCAAGTGATTTAATCTGGAGAGTTGAGTATACAATTGACAAGAATTGTCCAGTCACTCCAAAGCCACCTGAAAAGAGATTTATTATCAAAGGAACTAGACCATCTAATGGTCTAGATGGAGTTCCATTTACTAATTACAGATTTAGTGTTCTTGATGTAGAAGAAGTTCAGGCTTGGGAGACAGGATCTAAGAATGGTGTTTACTACCTAACTGTTATCCGAGCTGATGTTGACAAGTTTGTGGACTGGTATGAAGGATCATATCTCAATAAAGCTATCAATATTCAAAGAGGTAGCTATGCTAAGTATGATAGTATCAGTGAATTTAATAATAACAATATTAACTTCAGATCTTCATCAAACATTAACTACCTATATCCATCAACTGACGAGGAAGGTTTAAGTCATAGAGTAAGACAGATCTGGAACCCACCACAAATGGATTCCAGAGTTCTTGTAGAGAAAATTGCAAATGGATTCAGACCGAAGGATTTATCTGTTCCAAACAAGGCAGAGTTTGTATCCAAGATTTCAAATATCTTCTCTATTACTCCAGCTAATCCAACTCACAAAAAAATTACAATTCAATCAATTTCACATTCTACTCAAACTCAACTAGTAACAGTAACTACATCTCAGTCCCATGGTTATACTACTGATTCAGTAGTTTATGTAAGAGGAACTAATTCAAATATTGATGGGTATAGAGACATTTCTACTGTACCATCTCCTACTACATTTACAATCTATGAAGACGAATTTGAATCTGGCACATTCGCTGCAGGTAGTGCAACTTCAGAAAGAATAGATGTAACTGTAGTATTAGATTCTGATGTAACTGCAAACATACAAGATGGTTCTTCCATTCAAATTTCTGGAAATAGTGGAGATATAATCAATAATATTCATGGGATTTATAATTTAACTACTGTAAGTGGTAGAACACAATTTAAGATCAATGTAACAAATCCATCAACATTTATTGCAAAAACTGTAACTAATAAGATTATAGATGGATCTACTTATAAATTAGTTGTATCAGATCCATCTAATATTGTAGCAGGACAATATATTTCTGCAGATGCAGGACTTACAGACACTGCAAGAGTTCAAAGTATAAGTGGTAATACCATTACTCTAGCTACTGGATCAAATGCTGCAGATTTTAATACTGCATTCGATCCAGAAACTCCAGTTACAGTTTACTTCCTAGAACTAGGAACTAATGGTCAAATGGGCTATGTCCATAGAAAACCATTTGCAGATGTTCCATCAATGCTGTCTGTAACTGCAGAAGCAGTACATAGACTAGTGGAAGCATTGGATCTAAGATATGTTCGTATTGATAAAAATGTATCAACAAAACTCAATTCTGCTGGCAGAGTTAATGTTGCCCCAACAACTTATTGGGATGATAGAGGCTATACTTCATGGGAAGGTCTTCCAGTATATGGTAATGGAAAATATGTATATGGCCCAAGAGAAGGTGCTCCTGCTCCAAGCCTAGAAGAAGTATTTGCCAACAACCAATTTGGTATTAATGATGGAACTAATTCCAGAAGAATTCCTGTAATTTCTCCTCAAGCAGAATCATTTGGAGCAAATACAATTGCTGGAAGAACTTTAGAATCTCTACTTGATAAGTGTCCGAAACTACCTCTATACAGACCATCTATTCTTCGTGCATCTTCACATACCTGGGAATACATCGGTCTAGGTTCTGGTAACTATTCAACTGGTTTCCCAAATCTACAGACCAGAGTACTCAAGGGATATGAGCAGTTCATTCTACAAAGCTATGAGAATGGAGGTGGTTTCGTTGCATCTACTGGTACTAACTCCAACGGAGACCAGTATGTAGGAAATCAAGTTGTACAGGCAGGTGGTCAGTCAACATTTACTCTAAATGTACCTAAGGTTCGTAAGTCCTCCGAATCTAACTTCCTAGAAATTATTTCATATTCCGATACAAATTCAAATGGAACTACTGATGAAATTCTTCATAATATTGAAAATAGAATTTCTAACGCTGTTGTCAATGTAACTGCATCAGAGAAGAAGAATTCTGCTGCTCAAGCATTCCTCAAGGGTCTATCTAATTTCTTCACAACTTCTAAGCTTAGTGTTACTGATAGAGCTAACATCCAAAGCGTATTCATTAATGATACCTTTGCTATTGCAAACTCTAAGATTGCAAATGGAGAAAAGTTCCCAGAAGGTAGTCCAGATGGATTTGGCTTCACTAAGGGTGCAAAACCAGAAAAAACTGGTTTCATTTCAACTGATACTAATGATAGACTCTATGTATCACCTAAATTCCTTGATGCTTGGAGACTCAAGAGACAGCTAGTTTCTGCTTCAAATATCAATCTTGACAACAACAGAATTTATGTTTCATCACTAAACAGAACTGCACTATCAACTCCAGATTCTGGATCTACAAGCTCTGTTGGACTAACTACTTCAACATCTCAAATTAAAGTTGTCGATACAGTTGGCATTCCATCAAATGGAAAGATTGATATCGAAATGACCATGAAGGCAGTAAGTCAAGATGCTTATTATGTTCTAAATGGAGCTAGACAATATCTAAATCCATCTATCTCAATAACACTTGAATATGATACTATTGACTACACAAATAACACCGTCACATTTAAATCAAATCAAAATAAACTAGGATCAAATACATTATCTACATATATCAGCAATATTCTCCCAACAGGAACTCATAAAGCAGTTGTAGCAAATTGGTCATCACCATTTGACTACGATCCAAATAGAAATGGAGTTGTTGAATCCAATGAGGGAATTGTAAGTGACGGAGTTTTATTTGATTCTAAGTTCCTAAAGGGAACTATTAATAATGCATTTAATATTTCCTTAACTATTAATGAAACCACCCCACAGATAATTCCTGTAAATACTGCAAGTGATTTTTATAATAAACTTCCAGATAGGGGAGCTGTTGTACTAAGATATAAAGTAAACACAACTGTTTACTATAGTACATTTGTATACTATAAGAACAATGGAATTAACGCTATTAGAAAGGTAACTGGATTTAGTTCCGATCAGCAATTGTCATCCAGCACATATCCAAATGGAACAACTATTTTCTTTGCTGGCTGTAGCACTTCTGTAACTTATGCCGACAGATGGGCGGCTGAAGGTCCATTTATTCCAAGCACAGATCAAATTACTGAGGATGTGGATCTTGAGAGTGCAACTCTATTTACTCCATATGAGAAGCCAATTCCATTTGTATCTACAGTGAATGATGAGTACATTAATAATAATGTGCCAAACCCAATTACATCAAAAGCTTTAGGTATTAACTTACAAACCAGGCAAGCAATTAAGAAGTTTGCCCCACTCACAAGCTTCGGTCAAATTTCACAATATTGCAATAAGATTGGATTTACTTCATCTGATGAAGTTGAACTACTATTTAAACCAGGATATTATAAACTAAATGAAAGTGCTGGTAGCCGTCATAAATTTACTCCTGTAATCAAGATCAATGGTAGTGGTATTGAAAGAACAAATGAAGCTTATGGCAAAGAGACTGCAAATACTTCTGCAGGAAAAATTGGTGGATATTCAAATGATCTAACCAAGAGAGCTGATAGTGTAAACTTCTATAAAACTATTCATTATACCCCACAGTATGTACAAAGAACTGATAGACTTTATATTACTACTGATGGTTATCCACAATTTAATGGTGGTGTCAAGATTTCTAATGTAAACTTCCTAGGATTAAATGAGGCAATTACTGTCAATGAAATTCTTGATAGTAGCTATAGCAGTGATCCATTCATTCAAAGAGCTAGAAGAGATGTTAGAAAAGCTTGGTATGTCAAGAAGCAAACTAACTTCCCAACAGATGGCAGACTATCATTTACTGCAAATGGTACAGTCGCAGCTGGAAAGGCAGGCATTTCATTCAAAATTAGAAATGATGAAGTACTAACTGTAGCAGGAGTCACAAATACTGCAACTAGTTCAAATGCAAGATTCATTGAATTCACATTTACATCATCTAACTTCACTGATGCCACTGGAACTCCATCAAATCTAATTAAGTTTGGTTGGCTAAAAGAATATGTAATTCCTGGTACTACACTGTATTTTGGTGCAGATGATCAAGAAACAAAAGTTCTAAGCAGAATTTATAATAAGAATGAATCTACAGGTGTAGAAACTCTAACATACACTTGTGCATTATATACCAGCGATAATGACTTCAAGCAAAACAAGGCTGAAGACCTAGTATTACCATCAAACTATTCAAACTCCACTGATTATACTATTAAGTTTGCAAATGTTGATGGAGATGAGTTTGTAACTCTTGTCTTTAATCTGGGTATATATTATAGAACTCAGTTCATGCCTTCATCATACACTCTAAATGGTGGCGGAGACAAGTATGGTTATGACGAGCAAGACTTCGATACTCCAGAAATCTTTGGTGTAGTTGCTGGTTATAGAAGAGGTACTGTGAACTTAGTAATTGATAGCAATCCAACTCAACCACTTGATGTTGGAATTAATCAATTCACAATTACTTTAAACCAACAGGAAACTTCTGGAACTAATACTATTAGAATTGCAAATACTGACACTAACATCAACAATATAAGAGTAGGTCAAAAGCTATCTGGAAGTGGAATTGGTTTTGAAGCTTTAATTTCTGATATTACCACTGATGGAACAAATACCACAATTACTATCAAGAATGCGAAGGGAACAAATATTAATCATACTGAACTTATTCCATCTGGAACTTCAATTACAGTAACTCCAAAAGCTGAATATCCATTTGCTACTTGGTATGGAAGACAATCTGCTGCACAATTCCAGTATAGTTCCACACAAAATGAAGAAACTGCGGTTTCAATTCCATACTTCCCTAATGGATTCAAGTCACTATTTGGTAAAGCAACTACTAGATTCTATCTAATTGAATTTGTACCAGAAGATATTGGTAATTTTGATGACAATTATAATATGGGTATCAACTCTGTTATTTTAAACTATGGCTTACTAACTTCAGGATTTGATGCAGAGACAAACTTTGCCACTGATGAAGCATTTATCGTAGCAGCTAAGAAAAATCTAAATCTTCTAGCAAATGCAGATAACCCTTATAGAGCTACTACCCAATCAACTGATACTATCAATACTACACCCGCTGGTCTTGTAAATGCTGTTAAAGTTAGAGGTAAGAAGCTAACAATTAACTGGCCTCATAGTTATAAGTCTATGAGAAGAAAGATTGCAACTGCTCATGCACCATCAATTGGTCATACTAATACTCCATTCTTTGAAGTAGATGCAGTTCCTGGTTCAAATGTTCCTCTCTGGATTCAAGATACAACCATCGGAGCACTTTCACCATTTAATAGACAGAATAATACTTATGGTGGTGGGTATTCTGGTGGCCTAATCAAGGCAAGAGGATCTTCAATTAGATTCATTGGAAACAGACTAAGAGGTAATGTAAGCACTAACTGGAGTTCACTACTTTATCTTGGAGGAGATGCGTACAATACTGTTACCAGAATTCTTCCATCTGCTAGAAGATTAAATGAAAATCAGAGATTTACATATGGTCACTCTGTAGACTTCCTTCAGCATGAAGAAGGTAACTATTTTGAAAGACTGCCAGAAGAAGCACCTGCAAAACAGTTAAATGTAGGTAAAAATGATGAACTATTTAAATATGTTTCTGAATATAATCCTAGTGGTCTAAACTATCTTGAACCAAATTATACTGCCGACAATAAGAAAGTAGACTATGATTATCGTGTACTTCCAATTAAAACCATTCAAAGAATTCCAAGACTATTAGATAATGGAAGTTTAAACTCTTCTGTTGAACTAAAAGAAACTGAGCTAACTGCAAATAATATTGAATATAGCTCAACTACAACTGGAAAATCTGGCTGGAATCTAAGATATAATGATACTCAATTTACAATTGCTGCTGGTGGTTCAGATGGTTCTGCTGCACTTCCTAAGAAGTCTCTACAATTTAATTACACTGATGATTCTGTAGTTGCACAAATCTTCCCCAACTTCACATCAATTGTCAAGAGTGATAACAAGACTACTGTTTATGCTACAGTGACTAAAGTAACTAAAACAACATCTGGAGCAACTAAAATTGCTACAATTGAATATGAAGGAAATCTAAACTTCAATGGTTACACGAGCACAAAACCAGAAAATGTAACCGATCTTTCTGCTGTTTTTGCAGAACTAAGTATTAAGTTCTCAACTCAGTTTATTGATAGTGAAAGATATACTTACACTGGTGGAGCAACCTCAAGATATCAGAAGGCAGTTGCAAACTCTGCAAGTTCATATTTAATTCTAAGTGCTGATGGCAATACTAATACTATTGCACAACATTCTGATGTTGTTGTTTCAAAAGTTGGCAACGGTGTAGCTAATGTTTCCTACGGAACCGAAAGAGAACTAGTAAATAGCAGAACTGGTACAACCAACGCTAGAATTAGGTTCTCCACAGATTCTCAAGGAAATATCACCAGAATGGCTTTAATTAGTCTTGGATCTGGCCATCAGGAAAATGACACACTTACACTAAGTGGTTCTGGTGCAATTGGAACAGCTGTAAATGGATATTCATTCAAAGTAAATAGAACAACTAGTGATGATCTATCAATCTTTGAAGCTGGCGAATATCTTGCAGTCGCACCAAGAAACTGTTTCATCTTAAATAATATTAATGCTGGAACAATTTCTGGAATTAAGTCTGAACTACAGCGTGCTAAGATGACCTATAAGCCAGGTTCATTCATTAAGTATGCTGGTGGATCACAAATTTTCTATAAAGTTGCTACAAGTTCAACCAATCAGCCTTATATTGGCATTTATAGATATCTAAATCCAAATAACAAGGCAGATATTAGAACTGCAATTGTAGTAATTCTAGAAGAAACTACTGCATCACCTGCATATGTTTCAAACCAAAGATTTGATCTATATGATAAAGAAAATATTCTAGATTACTGGCCAACAACTGGTAGAATTACTATTGGCAACCTTGAAACTTGTGATTACACTCTAACATCTGCAAACGATACTTATACTTTAACTCTATTAAGATCTAATACTAAGTATTATCCATCATATGTTCATGACTGGGAAGGTCTTGATATTACTGATAGCTCTGATGCTAATGTTACTGTTGGTGATCTACAAAAAACAGAAATCAGACTTGCAGATCCAGTAGATATTTCTGCTAATACTTTCAAGAGAATTCTTCCATCCTTAGCCAATTCTACAAGTGGACTTTATAATACTACTTTGGTTGGTGGAAGCTACATGGATCCCTATGGTAATTACACTAATAAGATTAGTGTTGTCGAAGTTCCATCTGGAGATGTAAATTCAGACTTTGAGAAATTTGATATTGGACAAATTGTAACTATTCCATATCGTGATCTAATCTTCAGAGATGGTTATGGAGATGCAAGATACTATGGTGGTTATGGTCCATATTCAAATATTACATTTGAAGTAACTTCTGCTGCAACTGCAGGAAGTCAGGAAATTGTAGGTAAGATTACATCTAGTGCTACTTCTCCAATGAATATGAATATGGAGATAGTTTCAGGTAAGGTTAATGTTGCAGACAATAATTTTGTCCTTGCAAACCACCCATATCATACTTCTGATATGGTGAGAATTACATCTACAGGAACAATTCCTGCTGGATTGACCGCTGGAACAGATTACTACATCATCAAAAATGATTACTGGTCATTCCGTCTTGCAACAAGTCTTGAGAATGCGGAAAATGGCATTGCAATTGATATTACTTCACAAGGCACTGGCACTCATACCATTAATCTACAGAGAGTTAGAATTTTCTGGAATCTAGCTTGGCAACCACATATGGTTGCGTCTGAGACTGCAGCTGATACAACTGTATTTAATGCAATTAACCCACTATCTACTTTTAGATCTAAGCAGGGTGTTGATTATATTACTGTTGGTTCTACTGGAATTAGTGGAATTACTCTGTACTTTGACCAAGCTCTTATTGGAAACATTGCATCAGGTACTAAGTTCAAGATGGTTCCTGGATTTGCTCAAGAAAGATTCCATATGGCTGGCATCTTTAAGTCAAGAATTATTGATGTTGAGAAGGATTCAGTAAATAGCAAGATCAAACTTTATCTTGCAGAAGAGCTTCCATTTGAATTGACTGCAAGTGCAGATAATACTGCAAGGCACTTTGGTTTCCTAAACATTAATAATGGTGGTTGGTCATTCCCAAGACAAAACTACAGTGCATATAGAACTAATAACATTAAATTAGGTGATGGTAAGTATGAAATTAAGCTTCCAAATAGATCTTCAAGAATTAAGAAGGGTGATATTCTTTCATACTCATATGAATCTGGATCATCCAACTTACCTACTGAAAATTATATTCCAAGAGCAGGAGATCCATTCATTAACATAAGTGCTACATCTGGCCTATCTGTTGGGGATGCACTTTCTAACTATACTTTACTAACTATTCCAAGTGGATTATCAAATGCAACTAGTATAACAATTGCTGGTCATGGACTACAAACTGGAGATGAGATTTTCTATGTAGCAGGTAGAGATGCATCCAATAATTTACAACAAGTTACGGGACTAACTCATAAAACTGCATATTTTGTAAGATCTCTAAGCACTGGAGAATTTGAACTTTATACCGACCAAACCTCTGCATATGATAGAACTACTGCAAATCGTGTAACTGTCACCAATGCAACATTTACTAATCAAAGATTAGTTAGAAATTCAATTTCTACTGCTTCATTGGTTCTAGATGCAACTGACACTGCAGTATATAATTCAACTTCTAAGAGATTCACTATTAATGGTCATGGATTAACTGATAAAGAAGCAGTCACTTACAGAAGATTGCAGCAGAAGACAGGTGTTACAGATGCAAATGATGGAAAAATTTACTATGCTTGGGTAGTCCCAACAAATCCAAATCAATTCTATCTGAGAAGTTCTCTTGATAATTGGCCAACATCAACTGCAACATGGGATGCTGGAACTGGAGCTGCAGATATAATTCCATCTAATGTTCCTGACTACATGATGCTTGAAGTTAAGACAATTATTAGATCTATTGACGGTAGTACACTACAATTAGGAAGATTTAATGAGAATAATTTAAGTGGAAGTGGTCAAATTGAACCTACTGCACTTAGAAATGATTTGGGTAGAAGATCACCAATTTCTATATCTGGAAATCCAGATCTTAAGCAAGTTAAGTCTTCAATCGTATCAGTTTCATCTGCTGACTCTGATGGATATGTGACTATTACCTTAGACACTCCAAATAATATTCTATATTCTGCACACCCAACCAAGCAAGACTTCTTCAGTGTTTCCGATGTTATCGTTTCACACCTATCAGATAGAGTCAAGTTTGGTGGTCCTACACTAAATACATTCCTATACTCCAGAAATGGTGGTAAGCTATCCTTCAGAGATTTCTCCATCAATAATACTTGGTTTGGAAATTACTTCGGTATTGCTAAGGGTTATGGTCCTTATGGAAGACTTGGTTGGACTGGAAACTTTGGTTCCAAACTAGACGGTTCTAAGACTGTTGGTTCTGCATCAAATGGTTCACTAGAACTATCATGGAACTCACAAAGAAACAACTCAATTTGGGCAGTTTCTTCTCCAGTCAGACCATCTTGGTCACTCTGGCAGTGGGATTGGGCAAGACAAGTATCTAATCTACAACCAATTCTTGCAGAATATCATGCAGTTGGTTATGATATTACATATAACAGATGGTGGAATGTTCCACATCTTGAGAGAGATGGTTGGATGTTCTATAACCCAGTCAAGCATATCTCAAGAGACTCTGATTCAGTATATGCATTCTTTAATACAAGTATTCTTCGTAACAGAAGAGAATGGTGGGGCGGTCCTGGATTCTGGAGAAGTGGAGTTGGTGCATATGACATTCAAAACTATAGATATCCATCACCAGCATCAACTGCAAACGAATGGTGGCCAACAGGTGGAGACAGAGAAACTGCAACTAGAATTATTCTAGGCTGTGATCTACAAGATTTTGAGATCTACAATAGTGGTTGGCCAAACTGGGGTAAGGGTAATAATACCATCACATCCGAACAAGTTCGTGTTAAGTATGTACAACATTACAGACCATGTTTAGTTGATAATTTACTGACAACCAATACTGCATACAGACATAAAGATCAATTGGCTTCTGGAACTCCAGATACAGCGATCACTAGAATGATTCTATCACAATCACAGTTTGGTTCCAACTCACCAGTTGGATTTGGAGATACTACATCACAAACTGCAATTGGAAGAAAGTATATCAGAGTTCCTAACTGGTTTGATGTATGGCAATATATGGATGTATCATGTGCAATTTATGATGATCAAAACAGATTTATTGGACACTTTGCTGATTGGTTCTGGGGTGCTCCATATGGTAGAAAGTATGATGAAGCTCTATATATTGAATTGATGGAAGTCAATACTGAACTACCAACAAACTGGACTACTGCTGAATTCAGAGTATTCCACCCTGCAGCTTCAATTCTACTTTCAACTGTAGATTCGGATGAAATGCAACTTGATGCTACAACTGCATCAGGAATTAGAAATGGTGGTAAAGTATTCCTCTCAAGTACAAGTGGTGGAAGTGCTACAACTCCTTATGTTCTACCTCCAAACCAGCAAAATATTGTTGGAAATAACGGATGGTCTGCACAAGGAACTCAATCTGGAGGAATTCCATTCAACAGACACTACAACTTCGCATTCAGAATTGATAGAAGAGGTTACAACAATACCACTCAACTGTCTACTGAAGGAATTTCCAAGCCAATTGCAAGAAACTGGTTCGGTTACAGAATTATCAAACTAAGAATGGGTGATCTATGTAACTTTGAGTGGTCTCCAATGAACTTGGTGGTTACTAAATACAACAGAAAGATTCATAACGAAGAATCTGTTATTTCCAATTCCAATTTCTCAAACCTTGGAGTTAACACAATTTATATTTAATTTGGAGAAACCTTATGTCATTCTTTTTGACTGAAGAAATGGAGGAACAGATTAATCTGTTCCTCAACACAGAAAATGAACAAATTTGCAAAGCTCAATTAGAATCTCCAGATATTCTACCTGAGTTCAAAGAAATGATTAGAAAAACAATTGAATCAGGAAGTCCAGTTCCTTATTTTGATACACGATTTGGATATTATTCCGTTTCATTTACTCCATGTGAGTATGGCAATAGAGTTTATATTCATCATCATATTTCTGATAAATCTGAAGTTATTTTTGATCCTTCTCAGAATGTTCCAGATCCTTTTAATGCAAAAGATACATTGGCAAATGTAATTAAAGATGATGTTAAAGATGAAACTCAAGATTTAATGAATGATCCCAAAAATCCATTTGAACAATTACAACTTCCAACAATCCAGTATAATATTGATGCAGAACAAATGATGCAAAATATGATGTCTGCTGCACCTCCATCATCAAATTAAATAAATAACAAGAGGGATATCTATCCCTCTTTTTTAATAGGTATATACCATTGGAGACTCTAGCCATATGGCAACAAACATCAAGTTAAAGTCTAGTTCACTTGCTGGAAAAACTCCTACACTTTCAGACTTATCTTTAAGAGAACTAGCAGTAAACACTGCTGATGGCAAACTGTTCCTTAGAAAAGGTGATGGAAGTGCATCGGATAGAATTATTGATGTAACTGCCCCTCTACAGGCTAGTGAGCCTATGGGACATGAAGATAAGTCTCAAAGTACTATATCTTTTAACGCATCAACTAGAGTCTTTACAATTCAACCCGCATCAACAAGTTTCAATGTGTGGGTTAAGGGAATCAAATATAATTTTACTACTGCTCAAACAGTAACTATTCCAAATACCACTGGACTTCACTACATTTTCTTCAATGCAAGTGGAGTTCTTTCCAGTAGAACAACCTTCTTTGACTGGGAAAACGAGGCACCTACTGCATATGTATATTGGAATGCAACTGCAGGCACTGCCCCATTTGTTGCAGATGAAAGACACGGGATTACTCTAGACTGGGCAACTCATGAGTATCTTCATAGAACCCGTGGTGCTGTAATTGCGAATGGGTTTTCACTCAGTAACTTCACAACAACTGGAACTGGATCCACCGACGCAGATTCTCAGTTTGATCTTGGTAATGGCACATTCTTTGATGAAGATTTAGAAGTAGATATTGTTCATAGTAATACTCCAACTGCAGATACTTGGCAACAAGATCTACAAGGTCCAGCAAGAATTCCAGTGTTTTATCTCAGTGGTACTGGATGGGTTCGTGATAATCCAACAGACTATGCATTAAAACAGGGAACTGCAAGAATTCAGTATAACTTACTCAACGCAGGAACTTGGTCTGCTGTTGATGTTCCATCAAATACTCATTATACAACTTCTTGGATTATTGCAACTAATAATATTAATTACCCTGTCCTTGCAATTATGGGGCAGAGTTCATCTAATAAAATTAGTGATCAAGAATCTATTTCATTCTCAGATTTAACATTAACTAACTTTCCAGTTGTAGAATTTAGACCACTTTGGAAGATTATTTGGCAAACAGACTCTACATATGCCAATACTCCAAAGGCTAGAATTGCAGGCGTTTATGATATTCGTCAATTAAGTTCTGTTGGTATTGGTGGTGTTGCAGTATCTGACCATGGATTACTCACTGGTCTTACTGATGATGATCATCTACAATATCTTCATACAACTACTACAAGAACTGGAGTAACTGCAGAGTTTAATACTACTGGAAAAATTACTACTACAAATAGTATTGGTATTGGCACCACAAATCCAACAAATAAATTGCATGTAAGTGGCGGTAATTTATTTGTAAATTCATTGAGTGGTGAAAATGTAGATGTTAAGCTAGGAGTAACACAATCAAATAATAACTATAGTATAATCAGAAATACTAGAGTAAGTGATAGTCAGAGTTTACTTTCCTTTATAATTAATGACGGCGGAGAAAAAGAGACATTTACAATTAATACTGGTGGTCAAGTAAATATAAAAGGATCTGGAAATTGGAGCGTTTCTCCTTATATTGGAGTTGCAGGTAGACTCTTTTTTGGCGATCAGTCTTCAGCAACTTTTGCTATTATTGATTCAGAGTCTGAAAGTGATGTTTCTTCTGCCATGGCACTCACATTTAAGACAAGGAGTGGTGTATTTGTAAGAGAAAGATTACGAATAACTTCAACTGGAAATGTTGGCATAGGCACCACAAATCCAACAGGAAAATTAGATGTACAAGGTGGAGATATTTACCTTACTACTGCAAGTGATCCAAGAATTTTTATCCAAAATAGTGGAGTTGGTGGTGCAGGATTTGATATTCGTAAATCTGATGGAACCTGGGCATGGAGATTTACTGGTGAAGCAGATGGATTTAAAATTCGAGATCATTTAAATTCTTTAGATAAGTTTTATATTGAAGATACATCAACTGGTAATGTATGGTTTAATAATATTGGCAATTTTGGCATCGGAACAACAACCCCAGTATCTAAAGTTCATGCAGTTGTAGGATCATCCAGCAGATTTGTAATCGAGACAACATCTACAGAAGTGAATTCTCCACTTAACATGTGGAACAATAATTCTTCTGCGATTGCTGGTTCTGGAATGGTGTTTTCAGCAACCACAAATTTAAATCAAAGTATAGATGCAGTTTTCATTGGCGGAGTTTCATCACAAAGAATTGGCACAGATTTTCTAAACTCTAGAACTTCATTTAGAGTATTGTCTGATGGAGTATTTACTGATACTTCATCTTCTGGAGCATTTTACTTAGAAGGAAGTTCAACAGGGACAAAAATTATTGCAAATGGAATAGTTGGCATAGGCACCGCAAATCCACAACCAACATCTAAACTAGAAGTGCAAACACCAGAATACGGTGGAATAAGAATTGATGCATTAACTGAATATCCAGCACTCTGGTTGACACAAAATGGAACAGATAAATGGAGTCTCACATCAAACTTTAACAATGATAATGGTTTTGTCATTAGAGAAAGTGGGGTTGATGATAGAGTTAATATTTTGCCAGGTGGTAATGTCGGTATAGGCACCACAAATCCAGCGGCAAAATTAGATGTATCTGGAGACTTAAAAACAACTGGTAGAATTACCGTTGATTTTGGAACAGCACTAGGTGGCGCATACACAGGGTTAGAAATTAAAGGAGATGCTGCATACTCAACAAATTTCTCTTTTGGTGTAGCTCAAAATGTCTCTAGGAACGGAAGAGCAGGTGTGTTCGCTGGGGCATATATTGATGCGGAAGGTAATAGACCTATATCTTTTGGAACTAACGGAACGGAAAGACTATCCATTGAAGGAAATGGAAATATAGTAGTTCATAACTCGGTGGGAATTGGCACCACAAATCCAGGATCAACTCTTGCAGTTAATGGTTATATCACAGAAAATTCTGGTGATGGAACCTATTACAATGTAGTAACTCAAAGAGATATTGGGTTTAATCCAAACCAAGTACCATTGAATCAATATCTGGGTCAACTTGCATTCATGGATGATTATGCTCCATTTGCTCTTAGAAGAAGTGGTGGCGGAACAAATGATTTAGTTGTAGATTCAGAAGGTAGAATTGGTATTGGATTATCAAATCCACTACAAGAACTTCACATATACAAATCTGTTGGAAATTGTGATATAAGAGTGCAAGGTGGCGGAGTAGCAACTTACATAGACATATTCCATGGAAATGATAACTATGGAATTTGGGGAACTTCTACTACTGGAAGAATGTCATTTGCTACAGGTAGTACAGAAAAACTTACCATTCTTCCAAATGGTGATGTCGGTATAGGCATCACCAATCCATCTGGTAGATTGGATGTGTTTGGCGGAAGTTTAAGTGTAAGAAATATTGGCGGGACTTCTTCTATAGAAATTGGAAGTGGTCAAACTAGTAATCAATTTGCACATATTGATTTAATTGGTGACGCAACATATGCTGACTTTGGTTTAAGAATTATTAGAAATAACACTGGTGCCAATACTCCAACTGATATTATTCATAGAGGACTCGGAGATTTTAGATTAATTGCTCAAGATGCTGGTTCAGTTACATTATATACCGAAAATACCGAAAAATTTCGTGTAGCATCATCTGGTAATGTCGGTATAGGCACCACAAATCCAACTACAAAATTTGATGTAATTGGAAACGCAAGAATTGGTGGAGCTGCTCCTAGATCTGTAAATGGCCTTACAGTAGGGTTTACATCTAACACTGCATTTGCAACGAATACAGATGTTGGCGATGTTAATAGGACGATTTCTCTTATAAATGAAAGTGCCACTACAAATGCTATGAGTATTCTTGGATTTAGAGTAAATCCAGGTACTCCAACTACCAACGCTATGTTGGACATGAAATTTGTTCAGACTGGTGGTACAAACACTTCTGCATTGCACTATACATTTAATCATGGCGGATCTACAACTTTTGTAGATAGATTCACAATTCTTTCTTCTGGAAATATTGGCATTGGAACCACAAATCCATCCGCCAGGATACATATTGAAAACAGTAATACTACTTTTACAAGTCCTGGAGATACTAATACTCCATCAATATATCTACTTAATGGAAATGCTAATTCTGCAACTGCACATTCTATAGTAGCAGTTAGAACAAATGGAGCTAATAGTGGCGATCCATTTATTTCTTTTGATATTGGAGGTGTAATTGGTTGGTCTGCTGGTATTGATAATTCTGATAATGATATATTTAAAATTTCAAACAACTGGGCAGATCTTGGCACAAGTAATAGACTTGCAATAGCTACCAACGGACAAACAAACTTTACTGTAACTTATGGTGGGTCTCCCGCAAACTTGGATGCACATAGTTTGCTGACATTTGCAAGAACTACTCCATTAGACGGAGTAACTTATAGTGGTTTAGATGCAAGACTATTTTCTTTCACAATTACTCCAGAAAATGAAGTAGCTTTTAGAGCTGCAAACGCCACAATAGTTTCAACAAATTATATTAATTTTAGAACAAATAATGGTGGGGTTCAAGCAGTTCGTATTACAACTACTGGAAATGTAGGTATTGGCAATACCAATGCAACTGCAAAATTACATATTAATAGTGTACATAATGAAAGTGTAAATTATCTAAAAGTTGGCGGTACTGGTTCAGTATCAAGATTTTACAGATATATTGCAGTTCCAGCAAAAGCAACTGCAGGTGGTGTCGCAGATACTGCAAAACCACTTTATGTTGGCAGATTTTATAATGGAACTGCTAAATTACTCATCTATGCTGGAGGAAATAATACTGAAGAAGGATTTGAGGTAACTTTACATAGAGATTGGGGAACCGCTTCAATTCCAATTCTCAATACTGTTTTAGGTGCATTGCCTGGAGAAATAACTTTCCACCATCAAACAATTGATAATGATAGTTATTATTTGTTTGTAAACTATACTTATGCTGCACAAGTTCCAATAAATGCTATCAATGACATTAGATTTGATATTACAACTATCTCAACTATGGGAGATTTTTCAGTAGGAACTACTCCAACTATTCCTACATTAAATTCTTCCAATCAATTGCAAGTTGGTCTTTTTGTTAATCGCCAAGGTAGAGTTGCAGTTGGAAACAATACAAATCCAGCTTTTGCATTTGATGGATTTGGTTCATTAAGAATGTCTAGTGGCACATCTTTTGAATCTCAAATTATTTCAAGAAATGATTCAAATGATGTAAATTCTGGTTATTTTATTTTAGAGAAAAGTAGAAATGGCCTATCTGTTCAGAATGGAGATGCATTAGGCACTTTATTATGGAGAGGAATTGATTCTGCAAATAATCTTCAAAATTCTTTCGCTAGTATTTACGCAGTTGCAGAAGGAACTATTGGTGCTGCACCAATTCCTGCAGGACTATATTTTAATGCAAGTTCCAAATTTGTATTTAATGGTTCTGCTGGAGAAATTGCAAGAATATCTTCAACTGGAAACCTTGGAATAGGCACCACAAATCCTCAATATAAATTACATGTTGTTCAAGATGGTGATACACTTGCTTTAGAAAGTCAAGTAAATACTGGCAGAGCAACTTTAAGATTACTCACAAATGGTAATGATTGGGAAGTAGGTGCAAGAGGTTCTGCATCATCTCCAGCGAATTCATTCTACATTTATGATAATGCAGCATCTCTTTATAGATTTGTAATTAATTCAACTGGAAATGTTGGCATCGGCACAACAAATCCAAACAGACAATTGCACATATCTACTGCATCAGAAACAAATATTATATTAGAAAATACTGCTGCAGATTTTAATCAAAAAAAATCTAGAATATATCAAACTTCTGGGACTAACCCTGCATTCATATTGTCATTTTTAGATGATGCGGTTACAACAGAAAATGTTTTCTTTTATGCTCAAAGAAGCACTGGATATGGAATATCTCAATTACAATTAAATCCATCTGGAGGAAATGTTGGCATAGGCACCACAAATGCATTAGTTAAATTAGATATCGGCGGAGAAACTTCACAATTCCCATATTCAATTAGAATCCGAAATACTGCACATGCAACTTCAAAACGAGCTGCAATTGCATTTGGCAATGGCGCATCTCATCAGATTTTGATTGATACCAATGGTAATGGAAATGAAGATTTTTCTATATATCAGGCAAATATCAATAGAAGTGTATTCTTCGTTCATCACCAGACTGGTTATGTCGGAATAGGTGGATTAACAACTCCTTCTTCTCCACTAGCAGTTAATGGTTACATTACAGAAAATCCTGGAGATGGAACTTTTTATAATGTAGTAACTCAAAAGGATGTTGGTTTTAATCCAAACCAAATTCCACTGAACCAGTATCTAGGTCAGTTGGCATTCATGGATGATTATAGTCCTACTCAGATTTACAATCCATCCACTTCAACTGCACAGTTAACAATTGCACAATCTCAAACAAGTGGATATGGATTTATTCAGTTAGGTAGAAGTGCAACTGCAACTAACAACTTCCACTTTGGTTCTGAAGGAAACGGATACTTTAATTTCTGGAATGGTAACTGGGGATTTGGTGCTGGTCCTAGATTTACTATCGCAAGTGATGGAAAGATTGGTATTGGAAGTGCAGGTCCAGTAGCAACACTTGATGTAAGAACAAATGCCCCTCAATGGTCAGCATTTAACTATGGTGCAAATATTATTGTTGGTGGAAGTAGAAATAATGCCATTGGTATTTTAGACTCTACTAATAGTAATCCATGGGCAGTAGTAAATGCAGCAGGAAATTTAAATTTCGCAAGAATGCCTGCTCTTGGTGACACAACAAATGCACCAAACATACTTCACACATTTGCAAATACTGGAAATGTTGGTATTAACACAACTAGTCCAGGACAGAGGTTTACAAATTATACAAATGCTGATGGAGGAATACATACATTAACTCAAAACGCTAGTACTGGAGTTTCTGCATATTCTGCATTCCATTTAAATACTGGTGATGCGAATGCATATTTCTTCCTCAATAGCCAAAACAGATCTGCAGATGGTGGAACTAGAACAGCTACTGTCAGGAATGATTCTGGAGATTTAAGACTACAAGGAGCTAATGTTAATGGTATCATAGTTAAAGCTAATACTGGAAATGTTGGCATTGATATTGTTTCTCCAGCTTATAAACTTCAAGTTAATGGTTCATTTGCTGCAACTACCAAGTCATTCGTAATTGATCACCCAACAAAACCAGGATTTAAACTTCGTTATGGATCTCTAGAAGGTCCAGAAAACGGAGTCTATATCAGAGGAAGACTGTCTGAAAGTAATACTATTGAACTTCCAGAATACTGGACTGAGTTGGTAGATGAAGACTCAATCACAGTAAACCTTACTCCAATCGGAAGAAATCCAGGTATTCATAGTGTGATTGATATCTCAGATAATAGTATTGTTATCGAATCTTCTAATGATGTTATCAACTGCTTCTTCACTGTATTTGCAGAAAGAAAGGATGTTGATAAACTTGTTACTGAATATGAATCATAAATACTAAAAAGGTACTTATCAATGAATATTCGTTTAACGATAAACAAATCAACTTTAGATGTAACCTGCGATGATTCATCAGTTCTTATTAATGAAGTTTATGAAAATGATGGAGAGATAGTGGTAGAAGTTGTAAAGCCAGAGTACTCTATGCCAAATGTATATGAACAACTAATTACTGATAGGAGTGTGGTATAATGGCATATATTCAATCTGTACAATCAGGAAACTTTAGTGCAACAACTACATGGACTGGTGGTGTAGTACCAGCAAATGGAGATGGGTTTCAAATTAATGCTGGACACACTGTAACTGTTGATGCATCCACTCCTGTACATGCTAATGGATTTGAAGATTCCTATATTTTTGGAATTCTTCAGCATACAATTAGTGGCACAAGCACTATCAGAATGAATGGAAGATTGCATGTAAAGGGTGGTGGAACTTATCATATGCGTGGAGATGGAATATGCGAGTTTAGAGGAACTAATGCAGATAACCATGGCCTTTGGATTTTTAACGAACCTGCAGCTTCATTTATTGCAGAGGGTGAAGATGGAATGCCATCTACTACCACAACTTCTGCACATGCAGAAAATTCATATGGTTTTTCTGTAGCAAGTTCAACTGGATTTGCTGCGGGTGAATGGATAAGTATTTTCAATAATTCATATGGTGCAACTGCAGATGAAGGTTACTATGGCACAATGCGTGATGAAGGATTCTGGATTCATGACATTAGTGGAAATACCATCTTTATTAGACAATTTGTATTTCCAGATGCAACTATAGCATCTAATGCAGTAGCCGGAACCAATATAGTTCAAGTTTCAAATGCTAAAGTTTTCAGAGTAGGTCAAAGAGTTATTTTTGGAACAGGTGCAAACAGAAATACAGAACTTATTACTGCAATTGATTATGCAACCAATACTTTAACATTTGATACTGTAACAACTGGAACTATTGCAAACTTGCCAGTTTATCTATCAGGTACAGAAAAATTTCATGATAGTGGAGAAAAAATCAGAAAGGTTGCAACAGTAACAACTGCACAATCAAACTCAGGAACTTCTACTATTACAGTTGCAGATGCTACTAGGTTTGCTGCTGGAGATGAAATATGGATAGAGGCAAGAAGTGAAGTTGGAGGTTCTACAGATTTTGGATGGAACGCATATGATACAATGCGTACAGTATCATCGGTAAGTGGAAATGTCATAACTTTAAGTGCAACTCTTCCATATACTGTTGTGTCTGGTGCATTAGTTACTAGACTCACCAGAAGAGTTAAAATTAGAGGAGTCACTGATAGTGACCATGCTTTTTTTCATACTGATTATTATGTTGGTACTGGAGATTATAACACAATTGCCAATTTCAATAAAAAAATAGTTATTAAAGATGTTCAGTTCAGAAGAGTCGGAAACTCAGTAGATGGTAATGCAAGAGGAGTGAGTTTTAGAGGCTGGTGTAGTTCAAACTCACTTCCAGTAACTATTTCTCAAACAATTGGAAATCATCAAAGAAATGGATGGTTTGAAGGATTTACTGTAAATGGAACTCTTGCAGTAATTGATATTGGTGGAGTATTTTCTTGGGACTCTAGATATGTAAAACTACGAAACTGTTTTTGTGCAAATACTTGGAATGGTTTTAATGCACCTTGGTATCAACCAGGACAAGCTGTGTATAACTGCATTTCAACTAGAAATCAATCTACAAATTATAGATCCGAAGGACTCCATGAATATGGAGAATTTGCATACAATTATTCAAGTAGAGCTGACAACCATATAAGGTGGATACATCCATATGAATATGGTTTAGGATATCATGATTTCATTGCCGATGCCGGTGCTTATGGAGTATCACACTTTAATAGTCAACAAGCCGCACTTGGAGGGTATAAATTTAAATTTACTGGGTTGAGATACGGACATAATTTTGAAACTATTGTAAACTCAATATACTATTCAAGTAGTAGATATCTTTCGGGATTAATCAATCCACAATTAGGAACTGCTCAAGCTGGTCCTGGTCTTAGGCAACAAGATCGTGGCAATCTTGGGTATAGTTCATTTACTATTTTTGAAGATAATTTTGAGTATGATGCAGTCAGACAATATGCAACTGGTTGTGAAAGATTTTGGGATAATACTGAAAATGCATGGAGAGTATTATTCAGATATGATTATAATGAATACGGATATGCATTTACAGAAACTATATTAGTTCCTGCAGGAGCTACACTTAGAATTAGTGCAAATGTTAAACTTGCAACTGGTTGGTCTGGCTCTAACTATCCAACTTTAGAAGCAAGAGATCTTCAACTGGCAGTTTCACCAAATCAATTAAGTAACTCTGGTGGCCAGTGGAGTACAAGACTTGCAGGTGGGCAGACATCAATTGCATTTACTGCAGCGTCGGTATCAAATTATGAAGAAAGACGAATTACAATTAACCCAGTTAATTTCGCAAGAAATATTCAAGTTGGTATTACTGCTGGGAGCAATACTGATACTGCAGAAGGATTCTGGATGAAAAATATCGAACTTTATCTAGACAGAACATATCCAAATTCTGCTTTTGATGTTGCCAATTGTGGCAGCCAACCTAGACTAAATTATAGTATTAGAAGTGTATTTGGTGCATTAATTACTCGTATCGGAGGGAGGTTTATCTAATGCCTGATGTAATCATAACGCCAGCTTCTGGCCAAATAGATTTTCAAGATAATAATTCATCAAAGGCATTAATGAGAATAGATGCCAATGGTAATTTAGCCATTACCAATACTGGAGGTAGTTTATCTGTCGGTAACACTGCAGCTGATGTTTATATTGGTGATGGTATTAATAATGTAAATTTAAGATTTGAAAGAGCGGGATCCATTTTACCTGGGAGTGGTCAACCATTAACATTAGGAAGTCAAACTTCTGGCCCAATACACATTGGAAGAGAACTTAGATTAAAACCTAATGCTGCAACTGAAGGTGGAGAACTTCAATTTGATTATATCAATGGTAATGTAGGATATTTTATTGATGTTGAAGGTGGAAATCGTTTAAGATTTGGAAATAGTGATACTACTGGAACTTATGTTTGGACTGGCAATAACAATGAAAGAATGAGGTTGATGAATGGTGGAGCTTTAAAGGTAACTACTGATGGGTCTTATGTTAATAGTGCATTATTGACCAATGAATTTGTTGTAAATTCTATATATCCTAGTTTAATTGTAGAAAATCGTAATTTTAGTTATGCTTCAACATTATCTCAAAACGCAGTATATAGATCTGCCAGTAATGGATATACTTTTGTGTTATATGCTTCTGGAGCCTATTCAGATAATGAATTTATAGTTAGAGGCGATGGAGTAGTTTTCAGTGACGGTGGTACAACCATGTCAACTCCTGCAGACTATGCTGAGATGTTTGAATGGGAAGATGGCAATCCTAATAATGAAGATCGCAGAGGATATAGTGTAACTTTAGTTGGCACACAAATTCGTAAATCTATTGAAGGAGACGAAAATATTATTGGAGTTGTATCTGGAAATCCTGCAGTTCTTGCAGATAATGCATGGAATCACTGGGCAGATAAGTATTTAAAAGATGAATTTAATTGTTATATTTGGGAAGAACATAATGTTTTAGAATGGAAACAAATTATTACAGATGAATCTGGAACTCCAATGGAAGTTACAAAAACTATTGAAGATTGGAATATTCCAGAAGGTGTTATAGTTCCAGAAGATGCAATAGTTAAAACTCATGAAGATAATGGAAAAAGATTTATGCATCGCAAATTAAATCCCGAGTATGATGCAACTCAAGAATATATTTCTAGAGAAGATAGACCTGAATGGTCTCCAGTTGGATTAGTTGGTAAACTCAGACTTCGTAAAGGGCAACCAGTAGCAGAAAGGTGGATTAAAATGAGAGATATTAGTGCAACCGTAGAAGAGTGGTTAGTGAGGTAAATTATGGCAATCTCTCAAAATTTCACAGACGAATATCCATCTTTGTCTATAGACTTTGCAAAGTCTCAAAAATTAGATCCAAGAATATTATTCACTAGAAGTACTTCTGGTTCATTTATTGATGAAACTGGACAGTTAAAAACTCTTCCAGCAGATACTCCAAGATTCTGTTTTGATTTTAGAACCCAACGAAATTTATTACCATTTACAGAAACATTTGTTCCTTGGAGTGAAATTGAAGTAGGTGGTTCTGTAACTACCACTGGGTTTAATGCAACTGCACCAGATGGAACTACCACTGCATCTTTAGTGACCGCAACTGCCGGAGGTTCTGGTGGGGAATCAATTTATCAGGATGTTTTTGCTAGAGGCAATGGTACATATACTGCATCCATTTTTGTAAAGGCAGGAACTCAAACTTCTGTAGTAATTGCAGGATTTTTCTTATTTGATCAACAGCAAGGATTTAGTTTTAAATTTAATCCAGTAACTGGTACAATTATAGAAACTGGTGGTGGATCAAATCATACTGTAGTTAGATATCCAGATGGTTGGTATAGAATTTATTTTACTTTTACTGGAACAGTTGCAGGAAATGACTATTTAAGATTTCAAGTTTATTTTCAAACTTCTGGAACTGTATTTCTCTGGGGACCGCAACTAGAAGAAGGTTCTACAGTAACTGAATATGTACATACAACTACAAGTAATGTAAGAAAACCAACATCATCTGGTCTATTGATAGAACCACCATCTACTAATTTTTCAAGATTTAGTGAAACTTTTACTGATAGTTGGTCGAATGGTGCGGGTGGGTCTGGTACAAAATATTTAAACAATTCTCCTACACTTACTGCCAATTATACAACTACACCAGACGGAACTAATACTGCAACACGAATGGTGGCTAGTCAAGGTGCTGCAAGAATTACTACTATATTAAGTGCTGCACCTGGAACTACAAAAGCAACTCCAATGTGTTATTCTGTATTTGTTAGACCAAATGGCACTAATAAAGTTAGACTAGATTTAGTAAATAATGTAAATCTCGGTGCAGGAGATAACTATTCATATAGAGTAAGTACATCGTTTTTTCTAACAGGAAATGGATCTTTTAATACTCCAGTATTAACACAAACTGGAGATGGAACTATAAGTCCATATGGATTTGCAACTATAGAACCACTATTAAATAATTGGTATAGAATTTCTGTTGCATTTAGAACTTATAATGGTGCTGGAACTTTACTTTCAACATTAGCAGAAATACGATTTGATGAAAATGATGCAGATATAGTTATTTGGGGAGATCAATTTGAAAATCATTCATTCCCAACATCATACAAAAAAACTACAGGTTCAACTGTAAGTACAGGAGGAGACCTTGCAAGTATTATTGGTTCTGGGTTTACTAGAACTTACAATCCATATGAAGGAACTTTCTTTGCAGAATTTACTCCAAAGGGAACTTTGGGCAATGATTTATTTGGAGGAGTATTTGGAGTTTCTTCTCAAACTGATCCAGCACCATTTAATTTCCTACTTTTAAATCCATACAATGCATATGGACAATATGTTGCAACTAGATCGCAAACTATAAATTCAAGTTCAATAGGCACATTTAATTCCGCAGTAAATGTTAAAAATAAACTTGCTGGTTCATACTCAATCAATTCATATGAATCCTTTTTTAATGGTATTGGAACTACTCCAGCAATTAATGTGAATGCATTGGTTTATGATTTTGATTCATTTATTTTGGGGAGAAATTTTTATACTTCGGGTAGTTTTGGAAATCTAGTACTATCAAAAGTATCATATTATCCCAAAAAATTAAATAGTCTACAGTTAAAATCGCTAACACAATAATGGCCATTTCACACAAGTTTCCTTCATCAGGACCATCCTTAGAATTTGATTTTGCAAAGTCAAAAAAATTAGACTCTGGTTTGGTATATACTAGATCAAGTTCTGCCACATATGTTGGTAGTGATGGACTGATTAAAATAGCTGTAGCAAATGAACCAAGATTTAATCATAAACCTACAGTGATTACAAATATAACAAGAAGATCTGAAAATTTTGAAGATAATACTGTTTGGGGAACTTCTGGTCCTGGTAGCTTATTTGTAACTACTAATGCTGCAATAGCTCCTAACGGCACAACAACTGCAGAAAAATTATATGAAGCAGTATTCACTGGAGTTCATGATAGATATCAAGAAATTCAGAATGCATCTGGAACTTATACATTTAGTGTATATTTTAAAGCAGTGGAAAGATATTTTGTAGCAATTAGTGTTGCACAAGCAGGATTTGTAAATGGTGGGCAAGTATTTTTTAATTTAAATACTGGTACTATTGCATCTACAGTAAATTTAACTACAGGTACAAATACAGTAGGAACAATAACTTTTGTTGGTAATGGTTGGTATAGATGTAGTGTAACTACTACTATTTCCGGTACAGCAATTGTATATCCTGCGATTGCACTTGGGAACAACTCAGGTTCAATAAGTTATGCAGGGGATGGAACTTCTGGCATTCTCGCATGGGGAGCACAACTTGAAAGAGGTTCTACGGTATCCGAGTATATTCCAAGCCCAATTGCATCATCAAAAACAGAAACTAAAGTAGAATCACTTGGATTACTCATTGAAGGGCCATCTACAAATTTAATTGATTTCTCTGAGTTCCCTGCAGGATCTTGGAATAGTGGAGATGCTGGAAATGGATATATTGCATTATATACCCCAAACACTACAGAAGTATTTGATCCAGAAGGAACTAATACTGCAGGAAAAGTTTATCAAAATGGCACTGGTTGGCAAAGAATTACAAAAGGAATTAATACTCCAGATGGTGCAACTAAAGCACATACATGGAGTCTTTTTGTAAAAAGAGGAAATAGTGATGTTTGTGTTATAGAACACACTGGTGCATGGACTCAAGGAGGAAGAGTTACATGGAATTTTGCAACTGAAACTTTTACTACAGGCTCTCCAGGTAACTTCGGAAACTACAGATTTGAAAGGTATCCAAACGGTTGGTATAGAATTTCTGCAACTTTTGTTCCAGGAACTACTGGTGGAAATGCCTGGATATTCCCTGGATCAGATTATAATGGTGCATCAGTTGGTGCATTTACCTATGTTTGGGGATATCAATTAGAACCAATTGACCATGGAACAGTCATTACAACCAATGCAGATAAAATTGCATTAGGTGTTCCAACATCATATATTTTTTGTAATGGTGCTGCAACTACCAGAAATGCAGATAGATGTTATGCAGATATAAAATTTGCAAATAATAACAGTATTGATCAACATTCTGTTGTTGTTAAATCTACATTTAATAGTTTTCCAGTTTTAGCATATCTCAACCGATCTAATTATACAATGATTGGAGCTGGAACTATTTGGAATATTTGGTGGGAAAGTGGTCCTAGAATTTATGGACATTTAATATATTCCAAATTAAATGAATATCAAACTACAGGGTCTTCTCAACAAATAAATACTGGAGAAACTTTAACATTAGCATCTTCTACAAAAAGAAATGAAATCTCTGCAATTTTTAAATCTAATGCCATCGGTAATGCAGTACAAACAAATAATTCTATTGCAAATCCTCACTATATTGACATTGGATCTCAAGGGGAATTTCATTGGCTAAATGGATCTATATCTAGATTGTCATATTATCCTAGAAGAGTAACTAACATTGAATTAAGAGAAGTAAAATGAGCATTTCACAAAATTTTCCATCAGAATCTCCATCTCTAAACCTAGATTTTGCAAATTGTAGAAAATTAGATCCTAAAATAAATTATGTTAGATCTGCATCCACTAATGGTAGAGCCACATCAATAAATGTTGACGGAACAATTGTATACAGTTCATTCAACAATCCAAGATTCAATCACTCTGTAAAGCAAATTAGAAATTTATACCCCTGGAGTGAAAATACACCAAACTGGAGTGCAGGTGGTATTACTGCTAGAAATGCAGGTGCAATAACTGCACCAGATGGATCGACAACTGGCAATTTAGTTATTGAAGACAATACAAATAACCAACATTTAATCTTTCAAGATATTGGAACTGTAACCCAAGGTGCAACTTATACTTGGTCAATTTATGCAAAAAATTATTCTGATAATAGAAATTTTGCATTAACTCTACATGGTGGGTCATATGCAGTATTTAATTTAAGAACTGGAACAATAATTCAAACTGGTGGGTTTACCTGCAGAATGGAACTAATTGATAATGGCTGGTATAGATGTTCAATCGCAGGAGGATTTCCATCAACAACTGGAAGAGCATATGCTCTTATATGGAATGATTCTAATGTATATACTGGTAATGGAACATCTGGAGTTTATGTTTGGGGAGGGCAACTAGAAGTTGGTTCTGGACCTTCAAGATATGTAAGAACTACAACAAGCACTGAACCTTCATATGATATAACATCAAATGGACTATTGATGGAGTATCAGGCAACTAATTTAATTACTATGTCAAATAAATCTGACATGGGTAATTTTTTTGTAGAAAATGCTCAGGTAAAAAGAAATATTGAATTAGCTCCAGACAATACTTTCAGTGCAGATGAATTAGTTGCAACTTTAAATGGAGGTTCTAATACTTGTTTTGTTCAAAAATGGGAACCTATTACTGCAGATACTGGAACTTATGTATTTTCTATATTTTTAAAACCAGGAACTTCTCCAAAAAGCACAATCAATATGCAATTAACTGGTGGAACATACCAACAAACTATAGTTGATATTAGATGGGAAACTCAGACAATAATTGGAGATACTGGTGCAAATGCGACTATAACACCATACGGTAATGGTTGGTTTAGAGTTTCTACTGCAATTACGAATAACGGAACAAATAATACAATATATCCAAGAGTATATGTAAGAGACCAAGGAACTGCAAATGTTCGTGGTCATTCTGTGTTTATTTGGGGATGGCAAGTAGAAAGATTTAATGGAGTACATACATTTGCAACATCTTATATTCCATCAACTGAAACATTTATTTCTAGAGCTAGTACTGCAACTTTCTATGGTGGATTGTCATATGTAATTAATACCGCTGCAGTGAATCAGGCAAGATATGATTACCTTCCTGCAGGATTAGATTCAAACTTTTTACTACTAGAACCTGCATCTACTAATCTTTTAAGTTATACCGAGTCACTTAATAATTGGACTAAAGGAAATGGTGCAACAGTATCATCTGATATAGCTGGAATTGGTGCTCCAAATGGAACTATAAGTGTAGATAAATTAGTAGAATCACCTGCTGCAAGTGGAGTTGTAGGTCACTATCTATATTATGGAAGAAATGCAACTAATGAAACAGTTACTTTTAGTATATTTGCAAAAAGAGCGGAAAGAAGTAAAATTTTAATTCAATTTTCCAATTTTGTAAATGAAACTGCACAAGCTCAATATGATTTAATTCTTGGAACTACAACATTAGAAACTGGTTTAAGTGGAACTGATTATGTAAATGCATCCGCAGAGATTATTCCATACCACGACGGATGGTTTAGATGTATATTAACTGCAACCAAAAACGCAGTTAACAATACAAATATTCCTTCTATTTCTCCTATAAATGCATCTGGTGAAAAAGTATACACAGGAGATGGAACTTCCGGTGTATACTTATGGGGTGCTCAGTTAGAATCAGGAACCTCTGCATCTTCATATATTCCCGCAACTGGGGCATCTAATGTCACCAGATCTGCAGATATATATTCAACTGCTGCAACTACAAGAAATTGGGATATCACACAGATAACCAATATAAACACTAGTACTTGGTTTAACAATAAAACTTCATTTGGAAGTTTTTATATAGAAACTAAAAATATTAAACAAGTTCCAAGTACAGGATCTTACACAAGAATTATTGCACTATACAATACTGGAAATTCAGATTACATTGTAATAGGTATTCTTCCAAACTCTTTAACTGCATATTGTGAAGGAAGAATAAGTGGATCATATATAACTAATTTTGTGGGATTTTCATTAACAGGTACAAACGATAAATTTGTAATATCAATAGATGACACAGAACTTTCAATTATTTGTAATGGATCTAGAAGACATACACAATTTTTAGGTGCCAGTGTAATTGATAAATTTAATGCTCTATTAATAGGTAATGATTCAATAGGAAGTCAAACAAATGGAGAAATTGTAAAATGTTCGTATTATCCGTATCCAATATCTATTGATACTGCAATCAATATGACTAAATAAAAACAAAAAGGAGATTATGACATACACTACTTATTACTTAAAGTTTTCTTCAGAAGAAGAAATGAAAACTGTATTTGAATCTTTGAACTGGATTAGAACTTCTCCAGTATTTCAAGAAGGTCAAGAACCCCCAACATATTATTCAATGAGACCAGAGCTTAATGGTGACATTGATGTTGTTGGTGTAATCTATAATAATGATGCAGTTTATGAAATGAATGAGGATGGTTATCCAACTGTTATCTCTGAAGCAACTGCAAAAGATGGTTGGCATGTAAATATTATTCTTGAAGGATCTACACCAGAAGAACTAACAGAATATATTCTAGATCCATCTCCAAGCACTCCCAACAGAGTCTTTGCTTAAAGGTCTCTAAGTACTCTAAAGACCTAATTTCTGAACCCTGACAGAGTTATTATACACACTTTGAGCCTCCTTGTCAACCCCCTTGACAAACCACGATAAATATGTTACGATTAACCTTTCAATATTCTAGGTAATTAAAATGACAATGACTCCCGAACAACTACTAGAAAATTTCAAGTCTCAGCAAGCCCAAACGATGGAAGAAATTCGTAAGCTTGACACTGAGCTAGCACAAAAGAAAGAACTATTTGTTAAGCTTCAAGGTGCTATTGAAGGTCTAACTCTACTCAGCCCAGAAGAAGTATCTGAACTATCAGAAACTGAAGTAGTAACTGATGCTGAGTGATGTCTAATTCCAATGACATTAAAAACGAATTGATGGGTAGACTAAAAAACCTATCTGAAACTGTTACGGATTCTTTCGGAGAGATTGCCAAGGGCAACAACATCTTTGTAGAATCAGCAGTGCAGGAGGCCAGAATGTCTACCTGTCGTTCCTGTGAGGACTTTAATGCCAAAACTACCCAATGTCGCCGCTGTGGTTGCTTTATGAGTGCAAAAACCAGACTCAAAGTTGGTTCTTGTCCAATTGGTAAATGGGGTAAAGTATCATGAACAAAACAAAAATTTTAGATACAATTCTAAAGGAACGCTGTGATCGTTTTCAACAACTGATTGAAGAAGGTCGCTATGAAGATGCAATTTCTATTGGAGAGGAATTTGACGAATGGATAGCAGTATGTCAGAGTTGGCAGACCGAATAGAAACTCTAGAGGTTCGTGTTAACTCTCTGCAAACAATTGTCAATCAATTAATCTTGATTGCACATATTGCAGACACTGATTTGAAAGAACATCTTCATTTATTGGACTCATAAGTTTTACTGATCACCGAACCCCTTGACAAATCCATAAATCTCATATATATTATTACAGTTAAACGAGGATTCGTCTATGGCTTATTTAAGTTACCGAGGATCCATTCTGGATCAAATTCGTGATGAAATCAAACTTGATGAGATTTATCGCAAAAAGGGGCTTGACAAGTACGATGAAGAGTCCTATGATGACTACGCCACAGACTACGACTACGATTACACTTTCGACTACGCAGACTAATTACTAACTATGGGACGCACATTTCGTAAAGGAAACAAATCTCAAACTGGCAGCCTCTCTGAGCTTCGCCAGAATGCATCACTTCAAGATCTTGAATATGATGAAGGATTCCAGAATTACAAAATTTCTGGAA